AAAAAACTTCGGGAATTAATCCCATTTCTTTTACAAGTCGAACAATTTCTGGAAGTCTTTTATCAAGAAGCGGTTCATTATTTGCTATCAAAGATACCTCTCCTCTGAAACCCAGATCAAAAGCTTGCTGCAGAATAGAGACTATTGTCTCCATCGGAAGTTCGTTTGGAACAAACCACGGTTCCCATGCTTTACGATCCGGATCAGAATTCCGAATACAGGTTGTGCACCGACGGTTACAAAGTGAAAATGTTTCTAAAAGCAATGACGAAAAAAGAGGAATCATCCCGGCTCTACTTCCTCAAAATTATTCTATTGCCTTGTGTTTGAAGCAGAAGTTCATATCCATCAAAAATTGAATCATCGGATTCCAGAGTTTCCCAATCTTGAAGATGGGGAAAATCTTTCCCCCATTCAACTACTATAATCTTTGGACGATAGCTGCTTTTTAAAAAAAGATGCTTAAGAATCCTAAAATCCATTCCCTCCGCATCCACAGAAAGAACATCAAAATCAAGGGGAACATTATAGTCTTCAAGAACTTTAGGCAATGTAGAAACAGTTAACAAAAACTTCTTCTTTGGTATGCGAACAACCATCTTCTGAGCACCTGTATCATATGTTTCATTCATCATCGAACTATGACCAGCCAGGGCGCCTTCACCGTCATAGTATTCAAAACCTTCAGCTGTTCCGCAAAAATCCGAAATTGCTAAATTGCAAAATTTAACTTTATCATTTCCTTTTAAAGCTTCAACCAAGGGTCTGTAATACTTTTCTATTGGCATAGGTTCTATGAGAAGTCCCGACCATCCAAGCTCGAGTAAATTAAGGGTATTAGAACCATCCGTAGTAAAAGCCCCGACATCTACCAAGAACTTGTATTTAGCAGGATGCTCTTTAAAGAAATTTACTAAAAATGCTCCTTCCTCACTATAATCCATTATATGAAATCCTCATGTTCTATTTCGCAAAGTAGGTCTTCGATTAGATCATTATGCTCTTTGAAAAAACATTTGCCTTTCTGGCATACCGAAGTATCGAAAGGTATAAAAACTTTACGGTCGTAAATCTCCCTAACATTAGAGATGTGACCTATTCTAAATCTTGGATCAAACTTTCTTGCTATCAACGGATTTGCAGAACACGCATAGACATAACCATCCGGAGCTATAAAAGGTTTCAGATATCCGATCCAGCATCTCTTCGGAACATCATATTTTTTAGACTGAAAAAAGAATCCCTTTGATTGATTCAATAAGTTCTCGGCTTTCTTCCTGGACTCCTCTATTGTGTCTACCGATAAACAGTTCGGAACTATCCGAACATAAGTCGCTTCATATTTTTCTTTGTATTGCTTGATCTTCTCGAAAGTCTTTTCCGTTGTCCTATCATTTATGACGTAGCTAAATCCCAAAGTGCCTTTTATTTTAGGGACATCTATATCTTTGACATAGTCCAGGCTGTTCAAACTAATTCTAAGCCAATCGAGCCTATCCAGATTCTCATCCACAATCTTGGAAAGTTTGATCCCATTAGTTATAAATCCTATCCTATACATCAAATTGTGAGAATACAAAATGAGCTCATTAATCCCTTTATATAAAGTGGGTTCTCCTCCGCCTGTAAATTCGATTGTCTTGGCCCCTAAATTTTTAAAATCAAAAACAGCTTTCTTAGCATCTCCAATTTCTATCTCATCACCTTCCCGATTTTTAACAGAGCAAAAATCGCAATCCAGATTGCACTTATCAGTCGGAGCAAATTGAACAGATATAGGCCTGAAAACTCCGTTCTTTATCTCGATCAATCGATGTAGATTGTGAAGCAATTTAGCTGTAGTGCTGGTGTAAAGTTTTTCCATTTTCTAATAAGGAAGAGTGTTTTCGATTATTTTTTTTCGTTTCTCTTCCCAATCCTCCGATAGACTTCCGGTTAATTGAAGTTGAAAACCTCTGTGTTGCTTGTCGATGTAAAGTTCTCTGGCAACTTTAGGATAAATATTTTTGATAAACATAGGATGATTTCCTATCATCTCTTCATAACAATGAGCGCCTGTTTTCCCTATGTTATAAAGATATTCCCCAGCTGTACTTACCCTTAATTTCTGATATATAGATAAAACATTCGCAAGAAAAGAGTCTTCGCCTCCGGCACTATCAAGATAATGAATGCCAATGCTTTTTGTATACGCCTTTAGTTTTTCAACAAACACATCCCAAGGGTTATTCTTGATTAAATCTAAATATATATCAAAATGGGGTTTAAGAATCTCCCATGCATCCCTTTTCCACAAAGAACCACAAAGCCACGACTGTTCTATAAGTTTACAATACTGCTTATCCAATATTCCAGGAGGCCATTCCCTTGATAAATACCCGAAACAAGTCATTATTACGATATCTTTGTCGTCTTTACAAAAGTCAAAAAGAATCTTTAGTTGCTCCACATAGACAGGGGCAAAAACAAAATCATCTTCAATAAAAAAAGCATACTTGGCCCCAAGTTCTTCAAAAGCGACGTAATAAGCCTTGCCAACATTTCTATCCCCGCCGATATTTTCCTTCTCTCTGTGAACTCTCCTATCTATATCTGGATAGGACTTAAAAGCTTCTTTAAATAATTGTTCACACTCATTAATTCTCCGCTCATCTTCCTCATATCCAAACTGATATGCTTTAAATTTATCTCTCATCCATTCTGTGCTTTCGCCTTTTAATTGTTTCTCTTTAGGGCCGTCAAGAATAAGATGAACATCCATACCCATAACCTGATCTTTGATAGACTCCAACTCTTGCTTGAAATACTGCGGCCTGTTATAAGCAATGAATATAACTTTAACGTCTTCCATCTTTGATATTTAAAACCTCCTTGGCAGCTTCGTAAATTCTCCCAGGAGTGATCAATTTCATGCAAGCAGCCCCGGGGGTGTGTGTTGGTCTAACTCTCTTTTTACAATCAGCGGCTACAGCCGGAATGTCACCACAAGGAATACAAGGAAATTCACCCTTGGGATACAATGGAAAAACGGAAGGATAGTATTTAACTCTGGTTTGAGGATCGATGTTACCAAAAATCGCTACGCAATTAACTTTAAGAGCTCCGGCTATGTGCATAAGTCCAGCATCCGGGCAAATAACAATATCCGAAAGGTTTACCAAAGCTACAATTTCCTGAACGGATGTCTTTCCCAAAAGATTGAGAATTCGTTTATCTTCTTTAAGCTCTTGGTTTCTTATATAATCTCCCCATCCCATATCTGTACCAGCTATAATAATTGAAAGTTTCTCACGTGGTTTCTTAAGCTCTTCCCTTAGAGGAAGATCACCAGACTTTTCCTGCTCACTGGGAATACCTAAAATCATCTCGCACAGAGGCTCGATGTACTCCACCGGAATTGCTCTTACGTCTCCTTTTGTTGTCGGATTAATAAGAACTATCCTCCCTTTCAATGATTTTATTCTTTTCTTCATTGTTTTAAGGGCGTCTGCATCTACTACAACTTCAAATTCTTTTTCCCCTTTGACACCCATTAGACTATCAAAAATGTCTGATCGATCTTGGGTCATATAGATATTCCAAAGCAATTTACCTTCCCCTATTCTTTCACCCTCCGCACCATATCTTAAATCAAATGTCCTATCATAAGGAACCTTCTTTGGGATATCATTTAAAGAAAAGACATCATCGAGAAATGAAACCCCTTTGAGTATATGAACATTCTCCGGCATTGTTGCCAAGTCAACAATGCTATCCTTATTTTCTTTTTTGAAGGTTTTAAGGGAAGAAGATAGACAAGCAATGTCCCCCATTCCTCCCATTCTTATAACAAGAACACGTTCCTTACTTTTCTTAGTCTTTTTGAGTTTTTTAGGAAGAACTATTGTTTTATCCTGAGCAATGGGTTTGCCGAGAAACTTCTCAACACGGTTTAAAACGAGATTCGTATCTATATTTCTTAAACATTCGTAGTGATTTTCACAAGTCTTATACCAACAAGGGCTGCATGGATAATACAAATACACTCCCTGAGCGTTTGGATAGTAAGATAACCTGGACTCGGGTTTGATAGAACCAAATATTCCTAATGTTTTCTTTTTAAGAGCCCCAGCTATATGCAATAACCCGCTATCTGGGGAAACAAAAATTTCACATTCATTAATTAAAGCTGCAACCCATCGAATAGGCAATCTGACTATCGGATAGATATTAACATAGGTCGAAGATTTGATTTCTGTTAATCCCTCATAAAAAAGAAGAATAGAAGTATCCTTCCAAGTATTAGCAATCTGAAAAGCTAAAAGAAGAGATTTTTCTTCAGGCCAATTACGCTTGGCTGTTGTTGTATGAACCTGGATACCTATAAGTTTCCTTCTCTCCGGAGGAATTCGATCTGTGATCCATTTCTTTGCCCATTGCTTTTCACTTTCGGATACAACATAAATCGTCTGTTTATCTTTAAGCTCAAGTTCAGCAAGTCTGGCAAATATGTCTATTCTATTCTCATTAGTTCGTGCTTCTATTGCAACTTCTCGCCCCGATCCAAAATCATAGGTCTTTTTAAAGTCATATTCTTCAATCTTATCAACAGATATGACCTTATCAATATAGGGATTGTATTTCAAGATGTCGATGAGAACACCTCTTCCTCCACCATATGCAGAAGAGGTGCTAAGGATGATAGGGGTATCTGGATTGGCTTCTTTGATTGCTTTGATTGAAGGGGTGATCATAAGCATGTCGCCTATGCCCCCGGTTTGACGACTTATAAGAATAGCTGGAATAACATTTTTAGGAGTTCTTTGTTGAATAGGCTGGCTTTTAAAAGAAGAGAGACTTTTACTTGCAAACGGAATGTGATTCGCTTGCCTTCTCATGTTTCACCTTTCAATTTCAAGCGACAACAAATTGTCAACAATTAATCAAACTTGGTTACATAAAGAGAACCGGACGTACCTATAACGCCTATATAAGTGGCTCCCTTAAGCGAATATCTTTTAACAATATTAGCTGGGAAAGGCATATCGCTAACTGTGGCATCTTCCCCGGTACTGAATCTAATGAAACAAGCCACTGTAGCAAAAAGTTCGACAACCTCATAACCATCTAAAAAACCAGCGGTTGTCTTATTTGGTGAAGCGGATATAGTTTTTACATCTGTTCCAACTGGATGAAGGGCTCCCTGAATAGGGGAGCCCATTGCATCATAAACCATTCGTATTTTTTTTGCCATGGGAACCCCTTAGTAGAGAATTCTTCCAATAATTACAACGTCATAATCCTTGCTTGCATCTGCTTTGATGGTAAATCCTACTTTGGTCTTAGCATAAATCTTTGGAAGTAGGATTTCAGAACCAGAAGTTACAGCAGAACACATTGCTCGCCAGACTGCATCTTTCATCTGGGTGACTTTACTGATGCTTCCCATTCCATAACCGGATGTTAATTGAGCAAATGTTAACGCTATACCTGTATTAGCAGTCATCAAAGCAGCCGGGATAGTAAAACCAAAAACAGTTTCACCCGGGGCCACGTCTCCTACTATGGACATGAATCCCTGATCTTTGGCAAATGGACAATAATCTTTAATCCATCTTTTGTTCGGCATTTGAATCCTCCTTAGTAGAGTATTGACCCAAGAATGAAAATATCATAAAGTGAGTTTTGATCTCCATTCAAGGTAAACCCAGTTGGTGTTATCAAAGTTGGATACGGAGCAGTTGTTCCATCATCCGAGACTTTGGTAATGATAATCTGATAATCATCATCGGCCATCTGAGTAACTAAAGACGCTTTCTTAAGGCCTCTGGGTAATCCTAACATAGTGTAAGGTTTTGTATCTGTAGCAAAGCTAATTACATCTGCACCACTTCCTAAAGTATGCAAAAAAGCAAATGCTACCTGTTCCTTGAGAGACGATCCAAGAATAGCTGGATACCCTTGAGACTTACAAAATGGGCAATAATCTTTAGCCCATTTTCCACCTGGCGGATCAGTAGCAGGTTCTGTTCCAAGAATAACAATGCTGTAAGCTCCACCAGAATCCCCATTCAAGGTAAAACCATTTGTTCCCTTAGCGGAAGCAAAGGTTTTATTACTGGGGGCAACATTTAGCTTTTGGGCTAAAATTTGGACGTTCCCATAAAGTCTTTTAACGATACCTCCGGACAATGTCAGATAAGTTATAGCTCCAACATCAGCTACTCTGGCTCCGAAAAGCCATTGTTTCTTCTGCAAAGCTCCAACTATATCAGGAATGTTAAACTCGTCACCGAGAGGACAGTCGCTTGAACGTTCTAATACGTTAGTGATCATGTCGATCTTGACCTCCTAAAAATTATTTTATTGCTTCAACAAATGCTTGCTCCTTTGTCTTATCTTCCAAAGGCACTTCCTTAACTTCCTTTGCTTGCTTCTTTTGCGGAGCAGTATCCACGTGAACTACTGGATACTCATAATTATCTGGGGCTTCTTTTTTTATTCTCTCTGCCGCAAAAATAGGAACTTGAGCAAAGCCGTCTTTGTCAAACGAAACTTTCTTTCTCATCCAAGGAAAGTAAAACTCCGTTGGAGTCGTTTTCTTAACACCTAATAGTCTAATTTTCACATCTTCTGCCATGATTTTATCTCCTTCCAGTATTTAATGTTTTAGTTACAAGCTGTTGATATTGAGGATACCTTCTAAAGAATTTCTTCCCTTGTTCCTCAGATCGCTTTTTCAGTTTCTCCGGAATTTTTGTCTTATCTATAACAATCGTTCCGGATATGACCCTCTCCATATCACACGCACAAACAGGACACTTAGGAGGAGAAACATCCCCGAGCCTTCGTATCTCCTCCTTTACCAAGTTATCTTTTGAACACGTGAATTCGTAAATCGGCATTTTTCAGAACCAACTGTTACCAATAAAATTCAGACACTCCCGGAATACTTGATGGCGGGAATGGCGGTGTCAACATCAATCCAGCGTTCATGCTATCTGCTGGATAGGTTTGAGCTACTGTCACGAAATGTCTCGTGTACCAAATAACCTTTTCCAGAAGCAATGTCACAACTTCAAGGTATCTCTGCTCTGAACTCCAAGTTGTTGAAGTTCCGTTTGGAGAAGACTCTGCAGCGGGTATTGCTGGGATCAAAGCATAAAGATCTGTTCGGATTAGGCCTTCAAACATCGCATCAAGCCCAACCAAATCAGGTCTGTTTGCCAAAATCCAGGCATCGATATGAGCTACTGAAGGTGGAATAGTTACATCACCTGCTTCATATACTCCCTTAACCACCGCTTGAAGATCTGTGAATGTCTTAGAAAGCATCTGGATCAGACCAACATCAAGAGCAACGGTCGGAAATGCAGCGGTCATTCGATTGATCATTACCTGAACGGCTGCGGCAGGTGTTGCTGCCCACCCATTTGCTATCAACCAATCATCCAATAAGGTAAAAGTAATAGCTGCCATAATTTTTCTAACCTCCTTTTAAGTCAAGTAGTAATTCTCGGTTCTATTGAGAAAAAAAAATAGAAGGGGGAATACACATTGATCCGATGGGATATCATTCCCCCTTCTTTCATTCACTTTTGGAATTAAACAGAAGCTTCACCAATGTTCTTGATTATAATCCACTTTTTAGGAGCATATATTTGAGGTACTCCATAGAGTAATTGTAACCAACGGACACTTGGCTCAACAACCGCCAAATCCATCTTCATCATAGGGGCTAACTGTTTAAAAGCAATAACTTGAGGAGTTAACTCGCCCAAGAATACTTTATGGCAATTAGCACAGATAGCGTTCACATCAACCCATGCTTTACCGGTCGTGCTTGTTCCGGGATCATCAACCGGGCCTGAATAAACAAGATATCTTGTACCAGTTGCATCATTGGCAACTGACCTATAGATGTTCACGTAATCGGGAGCAATCGAATAGGTAGTTGTCATAACTGCTACAGTAATCTCATCAGTATCGGCTGTGATTGCAGCATTTGCATTGTGCTGAACACCACATGGAGCTGATTCTCCGAATCTGTTTCCGTATGTTGCAACATAGTAGTAAGTTCCATAAGCGTTGCCAGTCTTCGTCCAATCGCCTCCCAGCCCTGTAGTTGTTCGCTGTGCTATAGTAACACTTGAGGGTGCGGTAGGTGCTTTGCCTGAAGTGGCAGCAACAGGACAAGCCTTCTTCTTCAAGAAAACGTCAGGATTGAATGCCAAAATACCAGCCTGTGAAGCGAAGGTATTTAAAGGCACACCAACTTGACCTTCCTTGTAAGGAACAACTATCCTTTCTTTAGGGAACATTACTTTAGCTAAATCCGCCAACGGCCTTGTACCTATAAAGATATCAGTTGGAAAACCGTAGTTTTCAACAATAGTGTTAGAAGCGCTTTCTAAGATGTCTTCTCCAAGGGGTTCTCCCTTAGCATCAATCACCATAGAGGGATCAATCAAAATATTGATTCCATCCCACTCATAACCCTCTGCACCCGTAGGTCTCAGCTTGCTGTTTCCCCAGAATAGGTAGTTCTCGATTTTTCCGATTAACCACATGATACCATTTCGGATTTCATTTCCTACAACGTCGCCGTGAGCTGCCCTAACCAATGTTAACGGATGGGTAACTTTTCGAACGGTTTGGAGGTATTTCACTAATGAAACCTTTCTTTGATAAGTAGCATCATCGAATTCACCAAGTTCTCCTTCAGGAGTAAACGCACCAGCTTCTGAACCATAAGAAGTCAACTGGTTGTACTCTTCAACGGTACTATAAGCAGGCAATTTGGGGATCTTCTGCCAGAACTTAATGTGTTGCATTTGGTAAGTGATCACCTTCAAAGAAGATTCAAGTGACTCAACCCTTAAAGCGGAACCGCTGATACCTCCTGACGTAGCAGGAATATCATAGCCCGCAGCAAGAGCCTTGTTCAACTCTGCAACTTCTTCCCAGGTAGCCATCCCAAAACCATCAGTCTGCTCGTAGTCCTTCATTGAGATCATTATTTTATTACACCTGCCTTTTTTGGAAGTATCCGTATTTCAAAAATTTTGAATCTAAAAAACACAGGTTGTTAAAACCCTGTGAGAGAATCCTATTTTACTTCTTGATATAGGACTTGAGGATTTCTTCGTCCTCACTATTAAATTTAAACACGCCAGGCGATCCTTCGTAAGCAAATAACGTTGAATCTTTGATCTTGTTATCTGCAACTGCTTTCTCCAAAAGGGCCATGACCTGTCTCTTCGGTAAAGCGGCTAACTCATCTGTTCCTTCAACCTCTTTCCCGGAAGCCGTAAATGATTTTTCGATCTTCTGAACCGACTTCTGAATTGTCTTTGGTCCTGCGGCAACTGGTGTATCTTCAATTTTCTTTAGACGAGCATCCATGTCGTCAAATTTCTTGGAAATATTTCCAAGGGCATCAACGAACTTCTGATCGAAAACTTCCTCAGATTTTTGAAGTGATTTAACCAATTTTCCAACAGCTTCCAGAGATGTCTCTGTCTGTTCTACGAGATCGGCAAGGAAGTCAGACACTTCAATAGCTTTCGCAATGGTCTCGTTTTCTTCAAAGTTTCCGGTAAAGGATTCTTCAAGTTCTTCCTCGTCTTCGTCCTCTTCCTCTTCTTCGGTAACTACGGGAGCACGTCCAGCCTTGATAATGTCAGTTAAGTCTTTGAGAGATTTCTTAAGTTCGTCCTCAGTGATCTCGGGCTCTTTCTTTTCAATCTTCTCATCGACCTTTTTCAAATCTTCCTTTTTTTCTTCTTTCTTTTCTTCTTCTTTTGCCATTCTTTTATAACACCGCCTTTTTTGGACTGTATCCTCACGTCTATATATACGTCTAACTCTTTTTAGTCTTTTTTCGTTTTAAATATTTCTGCTTCTCGATCCGCCCCATATGTTTGGGTTTTAGTTCTCCGGCTTCTCTTGCTTTGCCTTTCAAACTACCACAAACAGCCTTTGCACTATCAATACCTCTTTTGCCGGAGAGCTTAGCAACGCACTCATTAAACCCATGTTCCCCTACCCACTTTCTGAGTCCTTTAGGAACCCCAGCTTTCTCGAAATACTTATTTACAAATTCAATGTTTACCTTATCTTGTTCGGTTAACATCCTAAATTACCTTGTTTATCCTGGCCTTTAATCTTTTTTCCTTTTTTCTTAGGCTTAGCCTTCTCAAGTGCCGACTTAATAGCATCAGCAAAAATACTATTTGTCTTACGAAGCAAAGCAATATCAGCTAACTTAGCACTTAATCTTCTTGAATAATTCTGGCCTCTTAAATAAGCTATTGCTTCGTCTCGCTTCATTGTTATCTCCTACGCCGACAGTTGTCTTCGGAATTCTTTAGTAGTTTCTTTGGCATTAGTACCAAATTCATGCGGGTTAATACCAATTCTCCCACCGGCAGTAATTATTGCTCCGGCTAAATCGCCTTTTCCTTTCAACTTTGCAGCAAGATAAAAGTTCTTCATTTTATTAGGATCGGTAATCTTGGTAGCTCGATTAAGTAAGGCCTTATCAGACATGGAAGTTATTCTATGAATTTCATGAGCAACAAGTTTGGCTGTCCCTGTCGGAGCAAGTTCTTTAGGTGCTTCCTTCTGTACTTTCTTAGGCATCTTTGAATGCCTCTTCCAATCTTCCTTTTCTTTAACACTTAAAATAGGACTTGGAGTTACTCCCTTTCCAGTTGTTCTAACATCAGCACCCTTTTTCTTCTTTCCGTATCGTTCTTCCCAAAATTCAGGGGTATCTCTTGGGTCTTTCTTCTTTTTCTTTTGCTGAGCAAGAGAAATCAAACCTTTACGTCTGGTTATCCAAGCTTTCTTGGCTCCTTCGCTGGATTTTGCTAAGATCGGTGCAACTTCAATCATTGCAAATACTAAATCAGTAAGAAGATTAGCTCTATCCTCCGAATTTCCCTCAGACTTAATAAACTCAAAGACTTCAGACTTAGTCATCTTTTTCTTTTTCTTCTTGTCTGTCTCGGACTTCTCGGGTTCAACCTTCTGACCTACATGCTCTTCATCGTAAGTCGTCTTTTTCTTTTTCTTATCTAAGGATTGTCTCCTAAGAGCCGAACCACTAATCCCTCCGGACGATGCCGGGTTATCATGTCCAGCAGCAAGACCACCACTTTGTGGCGGTGCAGGAGCAGCTCCTCCGGAACCACTTGTTCCACCTTCGCCAGCTTTCTTTAACTCACCAAAATCTTTTGGATAGTATTTGATACCGTCCTGAACTATAAAAGAAGGAGGCGTTGCTGTTGCCTTCTTAACCGGCTCCAATTTAACTTCTTTTTTGGCTTCACATAATGGACAACGGGAACAGTCTTTATCACAACTATCAAAAGTAAAGTTTCCCAACGATTTAATCATATCAACCCAGGCACCTTGATTAATTGGGTTGTATGTTATGGCAACGTTCTTAATCCAGGCCTTTTTTATGACCTTAGCATCTTTTTCATCTCTTTCTTTAACTTTACCTTCCAAGGAGAGCCCTAACTTCCTATTACTACCAGACTCTTTAAGAGATTGCATCAAATCGAATACATCAATGGCCTTCTTAACTTTGGGATATAAAAAACCTTCAACATAAAGCTTCTTTTCTTGCTTTTGAACAGTATCAATCTCGCCAAGTATATCTTCTGGGCCTTTTAGATGATCCCAATTAAAAGCACCTCTTTGAAGCAAATATGAAGTATCTAAACCATCGACAAAAACTTTTTCACCTTGGAGATCATGGGACTCTTCATCGGAAGCTATCCCTCCAATTCTCATTTCGCCCTTCTGCCCCTTAACTACTTCAAGAGGCATCCAAAAACTAAAGTCCCTCTCTATCGCTCCGCATCCGCCTTTTTCCATAAAATTCCCTTTATTTCATTGAGTCTAAGAACTTTTCATAGACTTCAGCTCCCGATTTGGGTTGTTCACCAGACTCAGTCTTTGGCACTTCCGTCTTCTCAAGAGCATCATAATCTAACTGGAACTTAGCCTCATCTTGAGATATGACATCGTCTACTGGATAGCCCTGCATTTCCAAGTTTCTTTTCATGACATCATCTATCGTATCATGGACATGATGTTTCTTATGTTCTAATTCTTTTTCTTGGATTGCCTTTTTAAATCTATCCAGATCAGATTGAATTGTCCTTCGGATTATCTCTAAAGCAACTGACATACATTTGCCTATACTTTAATTTATATAATGATGTGCTTATGTGTCCCTTGAAGAAAAAGCCAAGGATCAAGACAACCCCTGGCTTCTGGTTCTATGTCTCTCTAAGGTATTCTTAGTCTACATTATTAATTATATAAGGATGTCCTTGTGTCTCTCTATGTCTTGTCTAACTCCACAAGATCATTACTCTGTTGATTGATTATTTGATCGTAGACATCTATAAGTGTTTTTGTGGGATATCCAGCAAATCCACCTGCGAACTGAATTGCGTGCCTCAAAATATCAAACATCACTACGGCTTGCTTTTCTGTAATCTTCATTTTTAAATCCCTGTCACCTCATCGCTAATATGAGGAAGAGGATACAAGAAGTGCCAAACCGTGATTCTTCCGCTCTGATCAAACATAATTAGAGCTCCCCCAATGTCTGGCTGGGCCCTTGTGTAAGAAGGGGTGAATATCGGAACCGGTTCATAAGCAGTAAATCCTGGTAATTGTAAATGATGGACATTCCCTTGATGCATGTAGCAATACCAATGGAAGTGACCATGAACATACATATCAATTCTTGGAAGTTTTTGATTAACTTCTGCTACCTTACCATAAATGATTTCTCTGGCAGCCAATGTCTCTCGATAATACATCGCTCTTCCACCACCGTGAGTTAAATTGATTATCTTATCGAAAGGCTTAACCTTTAAGTTTGCTACGGTGCCATACCAATTTGTAGTTATGTCCTTCTCCTTTCCCAACTTCGTGCAAAGTTCTTCTTCAACATACATTCCCTGAACAGAGTTATGGTATCCCGATCCACTAACCCAGTGAGACTCCCTTCCTTTAAGGAGAGGCCTCAAAGTTAGCTCTGCTAACTGAATTTGTTCATTCATGTTTGTGCTTATCAGACCCATTCCTCTTTCTTTTGCATTCTGTCCATGAACCAAATCAGATGCAACAAGAACTGTATCGACCTCCCATTCATCACAAACATGAAGAAAGTTTTGATAAGATTCCCATATTTGTTGTTGCCCCGGACTTGCTTTAAATATATTTCCTTGTTCTGTCTCAAACTCCGGAGGAAATAATGAATACCTCGACATCAAATGTAAATCCCCAACTGCTGCAATACGTCTTACAAAAAACTTTCGTAACTCCTTGATTTTAAAGCTTTTAATCATTTCCAAACCACTGTCAGATTTCGATTTTCGCATTGGGTTCTTCTCCTTTTTGCCCAAAATTCGGACACTTTTCTCTTTGCTCCTTCAGAACAACATTTTCCTTTAATGGCATCGGATAACTTTTTCTTTGTCGCTTCTGAATGACGATAGTAACTAACTTTTCTGAATTCACTCCAAGGCTTGCCCATATGAGCTTCACTCATCTTTTTCTTTAACTCTTCCGAAAGAGATTTACCCTTAAAAAAGTCAGATATCTTTCTCTTCATCTCCTCAGATTTAGGCTTTCCTTTTAAAGCTTTGGATAACTTCTTCTTAGCTTTGTAGATAATCATATTTCAAAAACTTGAGCGCTTAAAACCTCCCTTTGGGTAAGTTGTTTTTCTATTCTATAAATCTTCAGCCAATGCCGTCCGCATTCAGTACATAACCAGTTTACTCCTTCCGATATAGGATTTGAAGCCCCGCATAAGCACTTTGGACGATCTCCTAAATCTTTGCGTCTTGGAAAAGTTTTCTTGCCCCAGCTCTTATAGCATTTTCCACATTTCCATCTATCTGCGTTCGACCATACTATCCTATATCCACAAAACGGGCACTTCTTAGGCCGATCGGGATAGATATTGTATCTACGTCCTCTCAATATTTCTGTTTTCATAAGCACAAAAAGCCCTACTTAAAGGGCAAGATGAAATCTCTAATAAATATAACACAATGATGATCATTATTTTTTCTTTCCTTGAATAATTACGTGGCCTAATTTTTTTCCAGTAGGTAATTCAATAGACACAGGGATGCAAACTTCCTCGTGACACTTGTTGCATTTGCAAAAGGCCTTTCCACCAGACTCCCATATAATTATGTTAGTCCTTAATTTTACTTTATTGCCGGGATATGATTTTACAATCGTATTCCCGCACTTTGGGCAGTCTACCATTTTATCCTCTTACATAAGGTAGAACATCTTTCATAAGGAGAAGTATTTTATCTCCTTTAGATGTTCTTGCCGTAACTCCATCTTTCCCGACCGCAGTTATTGTAGCTAAACCAGACTTGGCTAAAATCTCTTGTCCGACTTGGATAAGTTTAGCACTCTTAACAAGCATGCCTCCATGTTTAACTTTAACCCATGAAACTTTTCCATCTATCTTGTGAGGCACAAACTTATTCTCGAGTCTGGATTTTTTCATTTCAACTATCTTCTTTCTGGATTTTACCATATCTATCACCATACCCTTCCCAAATAATTTTTTCAAAGCGGCTTCAGCTTCAGGACTTGGCTTCGAAGTATATTTAGCTTTCCCACCTGCAGCTAATCTGTCATAAGTAGTATGAAGCAAAGGAGTCTTCTCTTCAAACTCATCTTTCAAATCTTTGACTTCCCATTTTAATTTTGAAACTTTTCTGGGCTTCCTTGCCCTATCTACTATATTCTTTATTGCTTTATATCTCTGTGGATAATCATCCTTATTTAATTCATCATTAAGATAAAGAGAATAAGTTTCTGCAAAATCTTCTGCAGCATTTTCTCTACCTCTATGAGAAACAGGATTCTCTCCTTTAATAACATCGCCCCACTTCTCAGCTTCTATGCTTCCAAACACTTTTCGTGCTACCAAATGTCCCACTTCGTGGGCAAACTGTTCTTCAAAACTGGTTCCATACTCATGAAGTTGAACCCCACGGTATATGTGAATAGAACTTGTTCCTTCAAAAACACGACCAAATTCAGCTTTGCCATCTTCACCCAATACACTCCCAGGCTCAAGAATCACTGAATCAATAAGCTTCCTATGCTCTTCCGGAATCATATCTATTGCATCTTGGAACTGCTCATCTGCATAAGTATGGGTAAACCCTTCAGATGTCTTCTTTCCTGCGTAAACTATTTTAACCCCCTCATACTTGCTTTCGATTCCTCCGGCAACGGTTTTCCACCAGTAATTTTGCGCTTCCAGTTTCTCCTTTAAACTTGGGGCTTTAAAGAGTTCCTTTGCCATCTTCGCAGATTTCGCATCCACAGATACAGGAATTTCTGTAAAGCCCATATCTCTGAGAACTGCAAATCTATGTCTTCCATTTGTAAAACCTATAAGACCCCTCGATCCGATATCTCTTACAGAGACCGAAGGCATTATAATAGGCTTTCCAGTTTTGAGAAACTCTTGGAATTTTTCTCTCCTATTGCTAATCTCATTCTTTCCAGAAGAAGAAATATAAAATCCTTCGTCTTTACTCCATTCAGCATCAAATTTAGAAACATCAACAAGAACAACTTCTTCTCCCCATCTTTTCTGATCCTCACTTTGCTTGAAAGACATTTTATTTACAACCAAAGGCTCGGCTCCTGCAAAAAATCCGGGGCCTAAGCCACTTCTATTTTCATAGTAAGTATGGAGAAAAGTTTTCCCTCTACTTGTTATAAGTTTCTTAACGGGAACAGCTTTAATGACAGTATCTTCTTCTGTCTTTAACCATCCTTGCTGATTAGCATATTCCAAACCAGCATCTGTGGTTTCAAACTTACCTTCCAGCTGAGCATTGTAAATCTTGTCTAGAATTCTTCCCATCTCCGGGCCAGGTTTAATGCCTAATGGAATGAGATGTCTTCCCATGACTTTCGGCTCGAGAGTTTCAGGATGTGCGAGTTTTAGATTCTTGAACTTTCTCATCATCCATCTCTCGGCACTTAGATCAATGTCTTTATCCCCTCTACCGGATTTATCGGCAGCCGATACCATAAGGAGCATTGGAATATCGACTTTCTTTGCAAGTCTTCTAATAGCTGAATCCGGAACCTTGTCATGAAAGAAGAAGGTAGGTCTCATGTGATGTCTTACCAAACCTTCAACTCTTTCTAAAATATCTGTCTCGTCAGTTAATCTTCCAAGAAAATCCTGAGCTACCTTCGCTCCCATCTCGTCATGCCCATGACTGATTGTTCTCCCCTCCTCATTAACATCTGTTGTTTCTGGCTTTCCCATGTCATGGCATAGGACGCCAAGCATATAAACCAGTCTATCTTGATTATTTGCGAGTTGCTTCTTCATCTTGGCGGCTTCGTCTACCGCCAATAATGTGTGCTCCCATACATCCCCTTCAGGATGCCATTTCTCATCCTGTTCTGTTCCTTTAAGTTCATCGAGCTCTGGGAGAATCTTATTAATTCCAAGTATGTGAATCAATCTTAATCCTATACTTGGTCTCTTTGCTTTAAGAAGCATTCCAGCAACTTCCCCAAAAATTCTCTCCTTTGGAAGATCGGTCAGATCGATCTGCCTGCAAAGCCATGCAAGATTAAAATCCGGAGAGAATTCTAACTGGGCAGCGAATCTCATAACTCGCAATACTCTTAATGAATCTTCTCCAAAGGTTTCTGGGTTTGTAGCTCTTAATATCTTGTCCTTAATGTCCTGAAGGCCTCCATATTCATCAATTATCTTGTCCTCTATAGGATTGTATGCCAAAGCATTGATAGTTAAATCTCTACGTCCCGCAGCTTCCTTGAAAGTCATTGAAGGATCATGATCTACCATAAATCCTTTATGTCCTTTGCCAGTTTTACTTTCCCTTCTTGGAATGGCTACATCAATAGCCTCCATTCCGGGAAAAGAGAGTTTAAAAACTCCAAAACTCTTTCCTACCTGATCTACTTTTCCGGCTCGGTCAAGAATTGCTCGAACTTCTTCCGGTTTCACATTGTAAACTTCAAGATCGATATCTTTACTCTTCTTGCCAAGCAAAGCATCTCTAACGCAACCTCCAATAAATAAAGTTTGCCCACCGACAGCATGTATTTCCTGAACTACTTGAAGTGCTTTTTCTATTTCAGGGGAAGATGCGTCAAGAAGATAACGGTGAATTTTGTCCTCTGATGATAAATCAAATAATCTTGGTTTTCCAGACCATCCTTTAACATGCTCATACTTCCCATGTCTGAATCTTACATAGCTTCTGGCTTTCTTTAAATCTTCTCCCATAACTGATTTCAAAAGTCCGGTAGATGTCGCAAAGAATCCAAACTCTTCTAAAGCTTTTATAAAGGCCGGATTTTCAACAACGTGGGCCCCTGGAAGTTTAGTTACTTCTCTTAAGTTTAACCTTCTTAAAGCTTTATCTAATTTCTTTTCAAAAGGTGATCCTATTCTTGTATATTTATGTTCAGCCCAATCCCAAAAAATAGCAGCTCTGATATCTTCTGGCTTATCACCAGGAAATGCAGCACTCCCAAATATTTTCCAACTATCTTTGGATGTGAGCTCCTCATCTATCGCTTTAGAACCTCCCTTCCGCCAATTATCGTACAGACGTTCCAATTTTCCGTCAGATAACGTATTCAATCTATATTGCGTATCTTGCGGTATATAATAGGTCTCCCCATAGCTTAATTTATAATCCTTGAGACGCTGCCTAATTTCATTACCCGTTAAAAGAGGAGGTTTGTCTCGAGAAATATCACGAAAGAGATCACCCAAGACAACTGCAAAATCTTCATCCGATTCTGCTTTTTTAGGATCAACTTTAGCAATAAAAATTACAGGCTTCCCACCAAATTTTTTTGTTGCCACTTCAGCAATACCAAAAGCTCTTTCCGGAGTTTTTGCGAAATAAACTCCATATCTCTTAGCTTTTGGGCCAAATTGTGATTCTCCACTATACAACGCAACTCCGGTATCTTTTGAACTTCTTAAACCTTCTTTAAGAATAGTTTCTAAAAACTTAGAAGTGGTTCCGTGAAAACCTACATCTGGTCTCTGATAGATATATTCATATCTTCCCGATCCTCTCGGTATTTTTCTGAGATACTTGTGAGATCTGGCTTTCTCTATTACCAATAACCCTCTTCTTCCAGAGCGTCCCTCAAGTCCCAAACGTCCTGTCCCAGCTTCCGCATCGATCCTGCTATCGGCCCATTGGGATCGATCCCTGCTTTCATCAGGCAATCGTTTATCAAGTTGGATAACAAACCTTGGATGACTTGTTCTCTCGGGGCCTCGGAATCCAACGCTGCTTTCTGTAATGGATTTAGTGACATCTTTCTTCTCCTTTCGGCTTTGTGCCGCTTTGTATCCGGCAAGAACCATTCTTACACGTTTCTCTGGAATGTTATATTTTTCAGCAATCTTGTAAACTGCAGTCGCTCCTGACTTTCCCCCTATCTCCTTGTACAACTGAAAAAGTTCTGCTCTCCATTCAGGCTGTTTTGGTTTTTCTCCTATTGTCCAAATATGGCTTCTCTTGATTTTTTCTATTCCTTGCGGTGTATCTATAGTTATTCTGGTATCCTTGCCGAGAAGCGCTCCTGCAACCTCTAAAGCCCTATTAAATAAGGGCGCTGTTACCGTTTGTATTTGCCCAAGTTGAGAAGTGAAACCTTCGTCGTGTTCCCTCCTCCAATTATGAGTGAACTCATGCTGAATAGTGTTGACCATTTCTAAGGCAAGACTAACCGGACTTGCGAAAGCACTCTTAGGAAAAGATTTAATATCCAAACCTAAAGTATGTTCTTGTCTGCTAAAATGTGCAAGTCTCACTCCGGTCGATGTAGCTTTAGACAACAGAGCATGAAATCCAAACAACGGACAATGCATACCAGCTTTTTGCAAAGTTTGTGAATACATCTGAGCTAAAGACTCAAATGCCAGCATCAACTTTGCTTGAGCAACAGTCCCGCCATCCGAACCTTTAAAGCCAACATCCCTAAGTATCTTTATATTTTCAAGAGAGGTAAAAGGTTGTTCTCCTATATCTGTTGATACTATACCTTTTAAATGTTGCGACACAAAATCTTTTTGCCAAATTTTATCTATTGTGTCTTTAAGATATGCATAACCTGTATCTGTTTTAATTCTCTCGAGAGTATCTTTCCAGCCAGGAACTTCCGGTAAGTCCAGCCACTTCTCTTGTTGACCAACTCGCTCAGCTGATTTCTTTTCTCTTGTTCTTTGACTTATTTCTGTGTTAACAAAATCTTGAACTTCTCCCCACTTCAATCCCATTCTCGAATCGGTAAGAGGATATCCACCGGAGCCCGGGGTTGCACTTGTTTCTATATCAACAACTAAAGCCCCTTTAAAATCTCCAAATATAGGGTTTATGGCCTGAGTTAATTTAGCCCCGGTCTTTTTGTCAACAAGTCTCAAAATCATATGATTTCTGTATTCCGATGGCGGTCTTGGAAAGAAAGACATTGTTATTTCAGAACCCTTTGCCGTAGTATGACTTACTTCACTCTTTAATTTCAGAAAAGGATTCTTTAAAGTTTCCCAATCATCAAGTGCCCACTTAAATCTTATACCTATATTTTTAGGAACTTCAGTCGTCTCCACATATTTCTTGGCATCTTCGCTAACAATATCCTCCCCTGCCCAAACATCAATTTGTGTTCCTTGAATTTTTGGAATGGCTTTAATCTGATCATTTGCAGAGGCCATCTTGTCATCAAAGAAATTATCTCTTGTTTTGAGTTGCCAATGTGAACTTTCAGAAGGAGCCAAGATAACAGCCTTAGCGATTCCAAATCCTCCGAATCTACCTTTGATATCTTTCCCTGTTCCGTAAAGAGCAAGGAACTTGTCACGAATGTCTGTATCGGACATTCCTATTCCATTATCTTTGACAGAGTACTTTTCTTTATGAGGAGTAAGTTCTATTTCGATCTTGCCCCTCTTTATCTCTCCTTTTTCTAAAGATTCTGTGACCGCATCCAAACTATTTTGTAAGCATTCTCTAACGCCAACGTCACCGAGATAATTAGTGTTAGGATACTTATTTTTTGCTTCCATGTTCCAAGCCCTAACCGCATTAACGGCATAAGTAGCTCGAACTTTTCCTTCTCTTCGTTCCTCAATCTTATTTGCTACATCTTCCCCAGAGTTAGCTATCTCATATGAAAAATCCCTTGGAACAGGTTTATCAATAACAGCTACATCCCTTTGAAACTGTTTATATCTTTGAAACCCTCTGCCTGGAACGTACCTTGTAAATGCTCTGACTGAAACAGCCTTCTCGAGTGACTTCTTAACTCGTCTTCTTGGCTTCCTGTCAAGACTCACATAGTATTTGTAGTTCTGAGGAGTTGGAGAAATTCTTGTTTCCATTATCTTTCCTCTTCGATCACGTCTAACACTTATCTCGAGTTGAAAATCTGAAGGCACAACTCTACACCTACATCTTGGATGAATAGGCGGTAAGTCTCCCTCTATCTCGCTAAGCCTATAAACATGGTTGTTTCGGGGTGCACACGTATCGCATGTTCTTTCATCTCCTATGGCAATCCACTTAACAAGATCAATATGATTTGCTCTATAAAGATCAAAAGCTCCTTGTTGTCTTGCTCTATGTAATTCAGTTCTTGATATGAGATAGGCTCTTCGTCTTGCCGATCTAAAAACTCCTTTGTCCAGACCAGTCTTAAGAAGTGTGCTGGCAGTTGCACTAACTGACCTACCTTCGTCAATACCCTCGTGCATTAATCCAGCAATCCTATCCCTCATGTCATCCGTGATGTTACTTACGAGACGAAGGGATTCTCTATTAATGTGACTCTTATAGCGATCCTTAACGCTTTGAGCAACTTTCTCTTCGTAGAGAGTTGTTATCTTTAAAGGTTCAAACCTTACCCTTGGCATTATAGACCTATCCCCAACTTTTCTAAAACTTCCATCTTACGGACGAGTTCTAACTTTGTATCCATATAAGTTTGAAGTTGCTGCTTTACGACTGGATCAGCAGTTTCTATTTTTGGGTACAAAGACATCAATGTCGAAATCTTATCGTTGTTCATTTGAAACTGCAGGCTATATTTTACATAATCCAGTTTCTGTTCAACTTTCTTTTGGGCATATCTATTATCGAGAAACATCCATGCTGCAAATAGCATACCAAATATAAGCAAGATGCTTGAAATAACAGTTATCTTATCCCTAAAACTTTCAAAGGTTAAAAAACTTTTTGGTTTCTTTTTCATCGTTATTTCCCCCTGTATCTTTTCTCCTGCGGGGCTTTATTCTCCTGCTCAAGAGGTACGGCCGGGGCACCAATCAGTATGCCTGCCAATTTATCATTGTAAAATTGAAAGATAAAAATCACCCCATCAAAGTTATAGCTCAAGTAGATAAACCCATAAGTATCTTTTGTAATCTTCGGAATCATTGGAACCATCTGAGACATAACTTGTTGACTTGTTTGCCCACACAGAAAGATTACTCGTGTTTGTGCTCCCGCTTGTGGCCCTGTTTGCTGAGCTGTAATTTGCCATACACATATAACAAGGGTTGCAATAAGACCAATAATTAACATTCTCAAAATTCTTTTTTTCATATCTACTCCTTCTTACAATTAAATCTCCACATACAACTCTTGCATTTGGGCAAGTTGTTGCAGGGATTGTTATCCATCTTAGACTTTTCAATAAAGCAGTGAGGATCGTGCCTATTAAGAATCCTCTTCCCTCTATCCGGTCTGTATTTTGAAGGTTTTATCTGCTTACTCGAAGGAATTGGAATTCGGATTCCTTCTTCTGTTTCTGCCCACTTCCAAGGTTTCTCAGGTTTTGGTTTTCCAATTTCTATGTCCATGCTCCTTCCCACGCTCCTCTCTTTCTTAACTCACGAATAACTTCCATGTGATGTGAAACATATCTCGCAGCCAAGTCTAACACTTCATTGTTTTCTTTCCGACATTCTTTGCAAGTAAAAAATTCCTTCGGTAAAAGAACAGATCTCCCGCATCTCAAACATCTTTTGATCTTCATAGGAATCTCCTATTGAATTTCTTCAAAGACGTGACCCTTAGAGCAACGGAATCTTCTGGCCCAAAGATTATCCCTTTTATACCGGGTTCCCATCTGTATAGCGTTAGCTTTACCACAAATGGGGCACGATACGCTCTTCTTTAGAATAACAAATTTATGATTGTCCTTTTTCATAGATTGATCATCCTTTCAAGTTCATAACAGTCAATGCACATAGCAGGAATCCTATTTTCATAGTCATCCCAAATTATCCACATTACCTGATTACCACAAATAGGACATGTAATAAGTTCCATAAACCTCTTACGATACCAATCGTATTGTCCAAAAATCTGACGCCAAATTTGCACTTGTCAGGTAAGCATAAGGGATTGTAAAATATCCCTTAATACCCCAGCCTGAACCCCAGCTGTTCATAACCATAAACCTTTGATAATAATCATCATAGCCACAAGCCAAAACACAGTGCCCACCTAAGAGTGCTTCTCCCTTTACTGGCATTGGTACAATACCTGTCTTGGCCACTTCATCGCTCTCGAAACTTTCATAGACATTAAATCCAAAAACAAATGGATATCCAGAAGCAAGGCATCCCTTCATTTGAGTGAGAACCTGAGGTATACTCAAATACTGAACTGTCTTATCTCTTAATGCATCTATGTAACACTTTGCCGGAGGTTTTACAGCAAAGTTGCTAATAATATAAGGCCACTCTGTTTCCGGGCAAACACCCAGCGTGTTGATAGTTTTAAATCCATCACGTACGCTGGCTCCGGAGTCTTGTTTAACGGTTCCTTCTAAAGTTCTCTCATTGAAATAAATGAGAAGTCTTGACGGAAGCCAGGCGTGGTTGATAGTCTTTAACGAAAGCTGTCTCAACATCTCGGCATAAAAATCATTTGCTATTGCATTAGCTGTGCAACTTCCTAAGTTTCCCTGATCCAAAATCGGCGGCATATAAGGTCTCATGTTAACAGATTTTGGGAGAGTCTTTATAGGAGATACAAACTTGAAGTCTCTCGGATCGGAAGCATCTTTAATCCAACCGTATCCTCCAAATTTCTTTGGGACTTTCTTTTCAAATAATCCAACAACATCTTCTTTAATCGTCTCAAATATACTCATAACATTCCTCCTTAAATTTTTTGTAACAAAAATCTCTTCCATTCTTGTTTAGATAATCTTCCGTTCAATCTAAGCAATGATTTATTGTCGTAAATAAGTTCTTCATTATGAAAAGCTATTTTCATCTTTTTTACTATATCATCTAAATCGTTTGGATTTGCCTTGCTTAAAGTATGTGCCCATGCTACTTCATGTGATACGACTATAGGTACATTATGAGAAACCATGTCTGCGGTAATAACGCTATATGTCTCACTTAAACTCACATTCATTCCAATGTCCATTGTTTTAAGTAGCTCAATAAATTTATGGTGACTCATCCAAGAATGCTCCACCAATTCGCAGTTAATATTATTGGCAAATAAATCTCTTATGTTTTTAAGAACTTCTATTCCTCTGTTCTCTACTCTATTGTGGTTAATATGAAATTCAAGATGTAATTTCAACTCTTCTGCACATCTAATCGCAGCTATAGCCTGCATAAGCTGATTTTTAAGAGGTCGAATTGCTCCGAAGCATCCCACTCTCAACTCTGACCCTCTTCTTGAAAGCCTTGCTCTTCTCGGATCAACTGGGTAATAGTTAGGAAGCATCAGAACATCAAATCCTAAACCTTTAAGAGCTTCTCCTATTCTTTTACTGTTCACACCTATGTGAACAAAACCCAAATCTCTGTATCCATAAAGCCACTTCATAGCTATTCCTTCGTTTGCTAAAAAGGGAATCTCGCTATGGATTCTAACTACCCATTTTACATGTGGGTGAAGCCGTCTCAAGATATGAAACTTTTCCGGAACAACCCATAGAGCTTCAATGATAACATAATTAGGTCTGTATTTATGAACTTCCCTATCTATATCATTATTATCAACAACTCGAACTACCTTGGAAGAAATTCCTATTTTGTTAAGCATATCTGAAAGAAGCTTTGCAGAAATAAGCAATCCAGATGCCCAATCAGAATAACCCCAATCCGAGTAGTCTTCAGAATATTCTCTTACTTTGCAAATAAACAGAACTTTCATTTTATCTCCTAACTCATTTTCCTTAGTAACCTTAATCTATGATATTCCTTAAACAATTTGTAGCCTTTGCTACCAACGTTAAGAGCGCCTTCCCAGAAATCATTATGACCATCTCCAGTCATAAATTTTTTTCCGACTTTCTCATCTCCTATTCTAAACGCTGCTATATTCCAAGCATGAGGAAAATCCAGAGGATTTTTCTCTACATTATATTTTTTCTTTAGCCATTTACAAAAGTCTCCAAGCAAATCTTGTTTCTCTGTTTTCTTAACAAAATCCCATCCTTGGATAGCCCACGCATAAGTTCCGACATCCCCATTTGCAAAGAGTTCAAAACTTTTGAAGCCTTTAGAAATTCCAAAGTCTATAGCTCGCTTCATTAAATCATTGCCAACACCTTTACCTTGCCACTCGTCTTTTAAAAATAAAGATGATAGATACACATCTTTCCCATTCTTAAGAAAATTCAATTCAAAACGACCAATGTATCCAGACATCTTTTTATAGCGTGTTAAAGAAGTTCCCTTTGCTCTATAAGGTTCAAGTTCTGTGATATTCTTACTTCGGTCCCACAATCTAACTTCAACATTTATTTTATCACCCATATCAAAAACTTCGCCGGGTTCAAATTGCCAATCTGATCCTTCAATCTCCTTAAGTGATTTGAAAAATTCATCGGCAAGAACGGCATGCTCAAAAGTTTCCCTTTCAACTGTAAATCCTTTGACAGGAACTATCTTACCAGAAGCCGTATGCCTAAAAGAAGGCTTAATCTGTATCTGGGCTTTTTCAAGAATCACATAACTCTTCACAATACCAGTCTTCAGATACTTATCACCCCAGGCTTTTACAATTGCCTTGTATCTATCATCTTTTTCAACCGGGTTAGAAATAAAATCCTCTGATACATATGACCCAACAGCTCTTGCAAATATTTCGGTTGGACGAAATAGATACTTCATACGATTCTGAACTCTTTTATAAACTCCTCTGGCGAACGTCCGTTCAATCCGTTCTCGAGTAAGCTTTTGCTTATCCGATAAAGCCTCAGTAGACGCCCAAATGATAGGAGGGTCTTGACTTTTCTTAAATTTTTCCATAACATCTGGAAGTTTATAAAAATCTTTTAGCTGAGCGAAAAGTTCTATAAGTGCTTTCCCTTGATTTTTAATTGTAGCAGCTGTGCCTGCAGAACTTATGTCAGAGGGAACAAATTCCATATCTTGAGAAAATTTCTCTAAAAAATTCGTAAACCCAAATTCATAAGCCTCATCGAAATTCCCATGAACTAAACTATCTTTGTAGCTATCTTCCCATCCATTGTCATCAAAAATAAAATGAGCATACTCATGAGCTATAGAATTTTTGTATCTTTGATCCACTTCTAAAACTTGAATCCCAGGGTAGTACATACCATAGGTTTTATGTCTTCCTCTTTTTGGTATGGTGCCGACTTTAATAGACAGTCTACCTCTTCCATTAAATTGAAGTTTGTCGCCCCACGATTTTATTTCATCTTTAACAACTTGCATCTTCTCTCTTACTTCTTCTGGTTTAGCACCCAAGTCATCTAAACCACCGCTTCTGTAACTTTCAGTAATAGTTCGAAACTTCTCTTCGATCTGAGAAGACACTTTAGGAAATTTTGTATAAAACTTTTTTATGTTAAGTTCTTCCCTAAACTTTGGAAGCTCATTAAGAAAAACCTCTTTGTCAAGCTTTTCTCTTTCTTTGTAATATTCAGAGCGTTCGGTCGATAGGGTTGTATGAGAACCTCCATATCTTCTTGTTTCCCATGCCCTACGTGCACTTTCGCTTGATTTAAGAATTACGAGCCTCATGCTTTGGTTCTTTCTCCAATGTGTCTAAGTAATCCATCAGATCATCTTCTACTTCAAAAAGTTCCTTGTGAAATTGCATAGAGTTATGATCTGGTAACTTCTTCTCAGCCTTTTTCAAAATGACATAATTAGTCAAGAGCTTCGCCATATGCTTCTATATCTTCCTTCCGTTCTTTCTTTCGCTCTATACGTTTTCTTTTAGCTAACCTCTTCCGTTCTGATCTCCCCAATTTATGAGAACGAAACTGTCCAGAACCTGGTAGGCCTAATCCAATCAAAGGAACTCGAGAGCCCCCGTATCCACCCTGCGCTTTTGTAAACTCTCCAGTATTAGGATCAACTTGTCTTGCTCTATCATCCCATATCTCAATGACATCAGTTCCCTTTATATTGGTAACTTCAAAGCGGGGTAATTTATTTTCCTTCAACCAAGCTTGAATTTCTTTAACAGCTTTTTTATCGGTAGCTCTTGCAGTGAAAATCTTTATCTTCTTTCCATTCCGCAATAAGCCCTTAAGTTTTTTCAACATCTTAGGAAGTGGCTTACCTATGACATCTGCCCCCCATTCGGTTTTATGATATGCGAGCGTCTTGTCAAGGTCTATATAGTAATAGCCTCCTGGAAAGTCCTTAGATTTTTCTAAAATAACAAACTTATACATCTCTCAAAACTCCTTCAATAAGCATCCCATGATATTTCTGCGGACTTCCAATTCCAATAGAACCTTGAACCGTTATAAGTGGAGGAACTCCACTTCTTGTCCATCGTTTAGAAGGTTTGTCGCTCGACGGCCCATCAATCAGCCATTCCCCAGCAGGAGTTTTAACGACCAGAATCATGCCATCGTCCAATCTCTCTCCTCTATGATCACTACCGTAATACTCGATTAGGTCATGCATCCAATCGGCATCCCACATAGCCCCGGGAGGAGACTCTTGCAATGTCATCAACTCGCCGGTATCCTTCCGCTTGTAGATAAGATTCGTAAACACCTGCCATTCATCTTCAGGAGTAAACTTATAACCACATGGGCAGTGCCATGGCCATCTCGGATCTTCCTTTCCGGAATAAACTTGGTGATCGGTTTCATCAGCATTGCAAACACCAGAGAGGCCCTGATGCCCTGTATATCCCGATATTCCAACAAATTCTAAAACTCTAAATCTTCCTGGCTGTTCGCATTCAATATAGATAGGATCGCCTACTTCTTTTATTCCGTTCTCTGTTTGAATAATTCTTCTGGTCATCTGAGCTGGTGCATCTTCAATCATTTGTCGTGCCTGATGATAGCCATGTTCAGCTACTTTACATTCTCGGTCAGCTTGCGAGACTTTAAAAGATACAAATCTTCGAAGATGCCTTCTAACTCGATCTGTCGGTTCTAACATAAAACATTTAACTTCTCTTCCCATTTATTCTTTATCTCTCCTATATTTTGACATAACCCTGGAACGTCTAACAGATAAATTAACAAATTTTGTTATTAACGCAACCCCAGCTTCAACTCTTTTTTCCAATCCGATGCCAAGTGATGGGGTCTCTGTAGTTATAGCTCTTGGTATTCCGTTATGCATTAACATGTCTTCAAAACTACCATCGCACAAATGATAAACAATCCCATCCCAAACAACTGCATTCGGATCGCCTTCCTCATTGACAGGGGTATTATCCGCAATGACATCAAAAAACTTCTTCTCCTCATCTCTCATAGCTCTTGCAAAAGAACTTGGCTTGGCTCGCTCCTCTGCTACATAATCATAAACATAGAACTTATCTACAGTCTCATCCTCATGCAAACTAAGAAAGCCATCCCTGGCAGCCTTAATCAGAAAGTCAACATTCTCCATAAGAATCTGACCCTCTGTTGAAAGAACATCTTTGCTTTCTTCTACGTGATAGAAGCCAGCATTTGTTTTCTCTCCTGCTCGAGCATACCGAGAACCTCTGTTAAATCCGATCGGGTTCATAACTGGTAAAAATGTAAAATTGGCCTTTGCAAGTTGATTTGGAGTTGCAGTTTCAAGCCATTTCAGAATCGCAAAAGGCCCGGCAATCTCCTCTCCATGAAAACCTGCAGCAATTAAAAAGTTTGGCCTGTCATGATCAAACTCTAAAGTTGATCGAACAATCCAGATATACTGGCGTCCTGTTTTCCCAAGAACAGTAAGCCAAAGCCTCCGTTCACTAACGACTTTAAACAACTTTCTTAAATAGACTTGCATCCTCATTAACGAATGTCCACAATAACAGGATTAAAATATTTAGTCACAAGTTTGAATGCCTTTAATACATCGTACGCTTTGCAGCTATAGATATCAATCGATACAAACTTTCTGAAAGGCCAAGAGTGAATCTGGCAACCCGAAGTAGTCCATCCTACAAGTGCTGAGGGACCATTCTCGCCAGTAAGTTCGTTTCTGTCGTTCCCTATAATCGGCCCCATGAATATCCTCATATCCAAGGTTTTTGACAAATCATGGAGAAACTTCGTTAGGTGTTTCTCCATGAAATCAAAGTCATTCATGTCCAAATCAGTCAAAAACTCGATGACACATCTCTGACGAATAAGATCAGGACATAACACAGGGCGATCTGTCTTTCCGATACTTATGTTCCTCCAAGCTCTTTCTTCCATGTTTCTCCTCCTATTTTGTTAAGACCAGGAACCATCTCTTATCCTCTGAATCCCACCATCTATCCAAAAAATATTTAATTGGAAGTGATTGTTCTTTGTCTTCCAACGGATCAAGCATATGAACATACTTATCGTCTACACTTTTAACAACTGAATAATGCTCTGCTTCTTCTGCTTGCTTTTTCGATATCGTCTTCATGTCCGGGACTTCTTCAAAACCAGGCTTCATCCCTTCTGACCCCTTTATACTGGACTCACTTGAAGATACGAGTTTTGTTTTAAGCCAAGATACGATACAAGGCTCTCCATTCTTGGTATGATTCCTAAGAACATGCAAGGCATGTAACCTACTTAAATTTTTATATTCAACAACATCTATACCAACAGATTTAATTGCCTTTACCAACTCACCGCTATCTGTTCCTTCCGAAGCCGTAGAGTGGGCAATCTTGGCTATTTGTTCCGGAGAATAATTTTTTCTGAATTTTGTCAATGCCATGCTAACACTCGTCGGCCCGCACATCCCTTCAGACTGTTTAAATATTTTCATAGTATTTCCTATACTATCGACTATCCCTTTGGCTTCGGTTCTGGCCTGCTCGCCTTTAGGCTTTTTATTTTTTTGCTCAGTCTCTTCTTCTTTCTTCGAACCCTTTTGTTTGATATGTTGTTGCTTGCCTTTAACAGTTCTTTCAAAGGCAACATGGCTACGGTCAGCTTTCATTAATCGGTCATCAACATAGACTATCATTAGAAATCAAGCCCCCTCTTCTTCCCTTTTTTTATCTCTTCATAAATTCCGTAAGCATCGGAAGCTTGACCAGCATCACATCCAGATGCTTTAATTTGTGTTCCTATATCACAAATCCTCTCAAACATATTTTTCATATTTGAATTAGAATCAACTACAGCACATAAAACTTCATCGATGGTCGGGATAGCATAGTAATTTCCTTCAACCTTAGTCGGCTTTCTTAATTTGATATTATCTTTATACTTCTCTGGGAAGGTTACTTTAAGCCAACTATCTTGAACATCCATAGATTGAACTTCCATGTAACCAATATACTTGTTCTTAATGTCAAGTTCTATATCTTTGCCTTCGGCAACCGCAAACATGACATCGGAAAAGTTCTTTAAGCCGTATTCATAAGCAAAACCTAACGGCAAAGGAAATCTTGTAGTCCAATCGGTTACAAATCCTGTGCCGTCTTTTACAACTTGGCATTCTATTGATATAATTCCTCTGTAATTCAACTCTTGAAGGATAGGTTTTATTCTCACAGCCACATCCTCCAATACAGGAGGCATTTTATCGGTAAATTTGCCAACATAAAACCAGTCTTGGCAATATCCCCATAAGTAAGGCTTAAGAAAATCATTACCATTAAAAAATAAATCCCAACCAGCTTCTACAGCATCTTTGACCGGGTCTTCTACTATGAACTCATACGTTTCTTCAAACGGCCCGATTTTGGGACGCAAATAATTAAGTTCTGTTCTTGCCCCGTATTCATCCTCAGCATAGAAAGTTTCTTTATCTCCTCTAAAGATATCCTGTTTAATCCACTTCCCAGGATTCTTCTTCAGATAGTTAATAACTCCTTCAACTCCTTTAATTATCTTATAAGGTGCGACTGGAAGTCCCACCTGCTTTTGAATCTCTTTGGCCCAGGCACGCTTCAGTTCTAACTTCTCACCGAGACCAGCACCGAAGATATAAGGTAAAGAGGAATCAGGATTAGCAATTTTTTCTTTTCTAAGATCGTTGCACAAGTCTCCACGTCCCGTTTCCATAAAAATAATATAATCAACATCTTTGTAGTATTTAAAGAAATGCTTAATCTTCTTAATGCCATCCATTCCTAAGCCGACGGCAAACTTATTAAAATGGGAATGGGACTCAGGCCACTCCGTATAATAAAGAGTATCATGTCCATCTTTAGCAAATCTGGCCGCAAGTTCTGTCCCATAATCGCAGTCCCAAATAAGAACTTTCTTTGAAGGCGTCTTCTTGGCCTTTTCCAAAATAATATATGATTCAGATTGGGGTCTTCTTATAACTGCTCTCACTATTTCTTCTCCTCTTTTATTGTCATTCCAAGTTGCTTAAACTTCCCGGAGTTCTTACATGCAGGACAATACTGCCATCTTATAAAACCTGTCGGGGTCTCCAAGTCAAAGACAGTACCGCATATCAAACATTCAAGCTTAAGAATCTTTATAAGATCAGCCATTATGTTCCCTCCATTCATCAATCAACTGAGTGACTTTAACCAAAGCTTGTTCATATTCTTTATGAACTATGTTCTGCGGTGTATCACTATACACATTATTGCAATGTATTTCTAAACACCAGATATATCCTTCAAGTAAAATTTCTTTTCTAAAGACTGAAAAATGAGGACGGTAATCCCCTTGTTCTTCTTTGATAATGAATCTTGCTAAGCTCTCGGTACGCTCATCGGTACTATGTTCAAACCATACAATAGGCCAATCCCGCACGTGACCACAACAAGAGGCAGTCGTTACAAAACCGGCTGCATTCAAAGCATCACAGAGAGGAATGATTTCTGGATCAAGTTTCTCTGGATAGTCAGGGTCAAAACGAACAATGCTCCAATCAGCCATTTACCCCTCCATCCATTCACAATCCCATCCTTTCTCTAACTGCTTCATATACTCTTCGGCCATCTTTCCTTGAAGAATGATTTGCCAGGCAGGTTCAAATTCCATTCTCTCCGGAATAAAACCCTCAGGCCAAAATCCTTTCTCCTGAAGATGTTTGTAAGCCATCATATGTTCTAAACTTTGGGGATTAAAAAAATCCGAAATTTTCATGTTCATCCTTTGGTTTAATGTCTTTCAAATTTAAAATTGTTATTCCAGAAACTCTATCAGTTGCTGGATTATAACGGACTAAAATGGCACTTCTGAATTTTTCCTCTAACTCATAGCAGATTGCAGGCTCTGCATCATCAAAAGTTAAATAAAGAACATCTGCGTGCTCATCATAATCACTAATTACTTTCATTTTCAACCTCCGGATATTCGCATGTCTTATCTTTAAAATTTCTTAGAATAATTTTCTTTTCATCTCTGCTTACAACATAGTCTGGCGAAACTGGAATCTTTCCAAGACCTCCGGGGCCATCAATAACATAAGTTGGTACTCCAAATCCTGTTGTAAATCCACGGAGCTTATTAATAATTTTTATACCTGTAGACACAGGAGTTCTAAAATGATCTGTTCCTTGAGCAAGATCACACTGATAAATATAGTATGGCTTGACTCTGATTTTAAGAAGTTCATGCATTAGCTTTCTCATTGTGGGAACATCATCATTGACTCCTTTAAGAAGAACAGTTTGACTTCCTAACGGTATCCCAGCCTCCGCAAGTTTTATACAAGCCTCCTTGCACTCATCAGTTATCTCCTTTGGGTGAATAAAATTTATTGAGATAAACAAAGGATGATAACTTCTCAAAGTATTACAAAGACTCGATGTTATTCTCATAGGCATAGTCACAGGAGCTTTCGTTCCTATGCGAATTAAATCAATATGAGGTATAGCATAGAGGTCTCTTAAAAAGTCCTCCAACTTTGTTGTTTCTAAAGTCAAAGGATCACCACCTGATATAAGAACATCCTTTATTTCTCTATGCTCCTTAAGCCAACGAACAACCTCTTTAAAATCAGTCTTTGTTATTGGTCTTTCCTTGTGACCTACCAGTCTCCGCCTGGTACAATAACGACAATAGCTCGCACAATGGTCTGTTACAAGCAAAAGAACCCGATCTGGATATCTACGGACTAACCCTGGAACCGGACTCATCCTATCTTCAGCTAAAGGGTCTTCCATCTCGCAAGGCTTGATAATTGTCTCCTCAATCCTTGGAACAACGGTTCTTCTTATAGGATCGTTGGGAGACTTCGGGTCAACTAAAGAAGCATAGTAAGGCGTTATGTTTAACCCCATACCTTTACCTTGCAATGATTCTATCCCTTTTATTTCTTCAGGGATAAGTTCAATTAATTTCTCTAATTCTTCTTTAGTCGTAATACGATTTCTTAACTGCCATCTCCAATCATCCCAACGCCTAACAGGTTCTGTCATTAACCCCTCTTCTCTTTAAAATCTAAAACTACAAATCTTTGTTTTGTTTTTCTTCTTACAACTTTTTCACTCTCACTTTTTTTAACAACTTTGGGTTCTGGTTTTGGAATCCCGAAGTCTAAAGCCTTAGCCATAGAAATTCCAGCCTGGACTATCGCAACAGGAGGCTCTTTGAGGGACTCTTTATCGGCTGTCACTCTTATTGGTTCAGTAAACTCTATTTGACCAGACAAAGGAACAAAGAATTGATTACCAATAAATATTTCAAGATCATACTTAAATGCTCCAACTTTAAAATATTTTTTAAGTTCATCCAGCTTAAAGAAAGCCCTACCTTCTTTATATTGTCCTGTATAGCTAACCTTTCTATTGTCATGAATAGTTAAGCGTACTTCTGTGATTGGTTCTGTCGTACCAGTGACATCAACTGTAAAAACAAGTTCAGGCGAATAATCCAGCCTGGTTTTAACTATCCCAGAGTATCCAGAAATACCAGAATATCCTGCCCTGGCATCGTATCCTGAGTAACCAGATGCCCCAGAGTAACCTGCTCCAGAATAACCAGAATAACCTGTTCCAGAATAGCCTGACGTTCCTAACCCTGAATAACCAGACGTTCCTATAATGTTAAGAATATCTGCTGCATTAATAAGCATACTAACCCACAAAAGAGAGTATCAATTTTTCATGGGCGGTTATTCAAGTTTCAATTTTCACGTAATGCTTTAAAGACTTCTCTCTTTACCTCTCTTTTCCTTTTTTAATAGTCTAAAGACTTCATCAAACTTTTTTAAAACTTTCTGGCCGAAATCAATGGCAACATCTAAATCATCTAATGAATTGAACTCTTTCTCGAGCATGCCTTTAAAGATTTCTTCACAATCTTTTGCTGTCAAATCCAAATCTTTAGTAAATTCTAAGTATCCATCTTTTACCCCTTCAAGTAGAACCCAGGAAAAAGCGTAAAACATCTCATCTGGATGCTTATCCATTTTAGACAGGATATGCTTCCTAAGATTCATAACTTCTAAAAACTCTTTATCTTCTTGATTAAACATAATATTTAGAACCAGACTGATTGCCCCGAAGGGCACATCCACTTCTTTTGAGCCCAATAGAATCATCCCAGAAATTTCATGGGCGACTCGAGCTCTGCTTTCAGTTATAAGTAGTTGTATGCAGAAATCAGTCTTCCTTAGTTACCCAAGAACTGCTTGAGAGCCGCTTCCTGTTGTTTGCTTCAAAGGATTTTCTGGTAATATATCAGCCGTTAACATTTTCTTTCGGTCCTTTTCATTCTTTTCGACTTTTCTTATCAACCTCTCTACATCCTTTATCTTCCGAGGACGTGGTAAATCTTTACCAGCGGTCATCGCTAATGTTCCAGGATAAAAACTCTTCTTAAATAAGACATCTCGCTTCTCTTGCTTCCGTTCTAACTCATCTTTATGCTTCTCGTGCCAATCCATCCATTCATCTATTGATTCTGGTTTATAACCTGCAGGGTAAACCTTTTCAGGAACGGACTTAGAAGTAAACCATTTTGGAGTGGGTAACCCTGCACTATGAGCAATATTAAGAATGTAATCTGTCATTCGCTCATACTTCCCACCGCTCTCCCATATCGGTTCCTTGACGGTCATCGCCTCTGAGTAGATATCCGCTATCATTTCATCTGGACGATAACTGGCTCCTGCAAAATTGTCATATCTCATTGTACCCAACTGGAATGGTTTTAACATGGAGTTAGTCTCATCTGAATGATAACCAAATGCTATACGTGTAACCTCATGCCCAAATTCATGGTAAAGCAATGAGGGGCGATCTTCCGCAGGCATCTTAAAAAAACCATCGAACAAACGAATCTTGCCATTACTAAACTGGGCAACAATCTCTGGGCCAAGTTCATTTCCCCCGTAAAAAGCAAGAGGGATTTTTCCACCCTGAACATCTTCAATAGTAGCAGTCTTCAATTTATCGATTGCAGAACTAACTTCTTTTGGTGTAAAGTGAGCTTTGCTACTCTCGATCTTCGGCTTTCCTATTCGTCCTCCCCACGGAGCCATATATTTCTTTCGTTCTTCCTTAGTCATAGCATCTATCTGTTTTTGTTTTAAAGATTTCTCGGGCTTCTTCTCTGGGAAGAGTTTAAGTTGTTTCTTCTCCTGAAGTTTCTTGTAATCTTTTCGTATTCGGTTCACATCTCCGGCATAGAACTGCCCTGGCATTTGACCCTTTGGAGTAGCTTTTCTGTGTTCAAAGTATTCTGTCCAGGTCATGTCTTCAGGCTTCTTTTTCTCAGAGAAGAGTTTAAGTTGTTCTTCAAATGGCTTAGAAACAATTTCTTTTGCCATCTTTTGCCGATATTCAAGTGCATACGGATATTCTTTTAAATACTTTTCTCCGTATTCCTTTGAATACTTCTTTGCGTATTCTTCGGAAGATAATTCCGCATCTTGTTTTAGTTCATCATATCTTTGTTTTAACTTTGCCCTCTCTTTAAGAGGAAGATTCATTTGAGCTTTGCGTTCTTGTTCTCTCAAATCCCAAGCTTGCTGCTTTGTTAACTTAATCTTCTGATGGGAACCTCCATGTCTTCTTGTTTCCCAGGCCTTCTTGGCCCCCTCTGAAGATTTTTGAAGATCGATTACATGAAAAAGTAGAGTCATTTTTGAGATTTCCATCCTCAATTTGAGAATTTATTCTGCTTTTGGCTTCAAAATGAAGAATCACTTCCGGAATTCCGGAACTTTTCTGCTTTTTTGGCTTCATTTTGAACATTTAGGTGAACAACATTTTATAATCAACCGAAAACATTATGGTATTTTCCAGACCCCTGGGTAAAATCTTACATTTTATTTTCTAAAGATTCTAAGAATTGCCCTGCCTCTTTTAATCCCTCATCATAGCATTTCAGCATGGCTTCACGGATCGGTTTGATAAGCACTTGATATTCATCTTGGAAGTTTGTCATGGCTTTAGCCAGGATTTCTTTAACCTGCTGCGAACCAAGTTTCACTCCTGGGTCAAGACCTTCGAGTTCCTTAAACTCTTTCGTACACGCCTTCAGAGCTTTCTGGTACGCAACATTTATCGCTTTAATTAGTTTCTCTTCATGTTCGGTAAGAACTTTGTCATTCTGTTCTATTAATTCTTTAACGTCGTTCATTTCTTCAGCTCCTCGAGAACTTAAATTATTGAAAACATTATGGTAAATTTTCCCCTGGAAGTTACTTCCATTTAACTTGGTTTCCCAATCTCCTTCAGAACTTCTGCTTCGGTCATCTTTGTAGCTTTAAGAAAATCGATCTTTTCCTCAAAGGCAAAGACTAAAGTATTCTGTCCGAAGATCATCTTCAACTGGGCATTCAAATTATCCAACTGGCTGTGATCCAAAGTAGTTCGGATATGAACTACTAAGACATCTGCATTTATATCTGTTAGTAGAACTGCTTCCCCAAGTCCAAGCATTTTGAGATTTCCACGTTCCTCTTGCTCAATCGGCTGGATGCGGTAGAATTCTTCAGTCATTAGATTTGTCCCTTCTCTTCCCTTCCGAAGTCAAGTTTATTTGGATGTTCCACATTTGGATTTCCAAAATCAATTCCTTCTTCGGCACCAAAATCAATACCTTCGTATCCGTGACCCTCTTCTCCAAAGTCCATTCCTTCTTTACCAGGCATCGCTCCGCCACCACCGCCCATTTGCTGAGCCATAGCTTTCTGTGTCATGAATGTGATATACGAAGGATTCATGATCAAGTCGCCACCTCTCTCCGGGCCAAGAGCTTCCAGGTCATCAAGAGCTCTAACTTCATCTATGGTCTTGTAGTTCGTGATCTCCTTTATTCTTAACTCTAACATTTGCTCTTCGGTCTTGGCATCCAATCCTGTAAACCTCATTTCATATCTTGGGTCTATTCTAAAAATCAAGTCCTTGTTAATACAAGATTGAATAAACTTTAAGAAAGGTCTTAAGCCACGATCTCGGCTCATCTTCAATTTTGTTTCTGAATGACTTTCAAACAGTGGGCCTTCCTGAGACTGGGCTCCGCCTCTTAGTTCAAAATTAATCTCAGATGGATCAATAAGATAAACTGCACAAATCAGTTTGATCAAATAATCAATCCAGTTACTATATTCCATCTGTCTGTTAGACATCTGAAGATTTGTATACTGAAGTTTAGCCGGGGCCGCAATAACAGGGGTTCTCCAAGCATTAAAGACTCCCATAACTTGAGCATGCCATTGTCTTCTAAAAGCAAGTAATTGATTCTCTGGAACGTTACCTTCAAAATGTATAATCCCTTTAGGAGCACTACCTTGACTAAAGAATCTTCGGTTGTACTCTTCTGCCCATAGATGAGCCGTTACCGTATTGACCAGAATCTCCAGCTCGGCAGTCCCATACCCATTTTGCTTGATGTTTGTTCTTGGGTTCCGAATACCAAAAGACATCTCATCTTCCGTATAAGTGTTTACAACCTTTCCACTTATAACTTGAACATATCTTGTGTCCTTTGATCTTTGAGGTTCCGGGCCAATGTCTTGAAGAGTAAAGTCCCTAACATCCTTCATGTATTTAGGAGTTGTCGCAAGACGTATAGTTGATGCATCAACCGCATAGAAAGCAACAGGCTTTCCTCCACGACCATCTACTATTTCAAAACAGCTTTGGTCAAAGGTCAATGAATCCCTTCCTAACTTTCTTAAGAAAGAATCAAAGTCATCTCGTTCCTCAGGAGCCAAAGAAGTAACACCGGTATTCTCAAGCATGCTCTCGATCTCTTTCATCCTTCGCTCGTCTTCAATCGTGGGCTCTGCTTCGTCATCTCTCATCTCTACCGAGTAACCAATATCGTACTTAGTCTTCGGAGGAGACGAGAAAGCAGCAATCTGGTTAACTCTTGTATTGATGACTGCAGCTATGATCGGGTTTCTTTCAGACATAGTCCTAAGTGTATCATAAGTTATCATCATAGGACGTTCTTTGTATCCCATCGACTCGAGCAACTGGAAAGGATCATGCAAAAGAGTTTTTGGCTGAGCATCATTCGACTTGCTTAAGTCATCAAGCCAAACTTGATGAATCTCTTTGGCCTTCTCAAGTGCTCTTGACTCTGATACTCCAATCATACGTTCTTCTACTTTTGCAACTTCGGCTGCAAGTCTTGTCTTAAAAAATCTGTCCAATAAGCCCATCGTTTTTCTCCTAAACCCTCAATCCGTATCGGATTATGGAACTTTTCAAAAGATGTCGTATAGACATGGTTTTACGTCTTATACATGCATCATTATATCAACCCCGGGAAGAAACCTGAGAAATCTTCCTGCCACATTCAGGGCATCTATGATCCCTTCTTAGACCTTTCGGTGTATAAACAAGTTCAAACTTGTCTTTATCAACTTCCCAGCCACACTTACAATAGAACGTAACGCCAGGAATCACAAAATTCAACTCTTCACAATCAGAACATGAATTCTGATGGCTATGATGCGGAAAATAAATCTTGCTACAAACCTGGCAGTGTTCTCCATCCCCAAAATAATCATAAATCACAGTCATAGTTAGACAACTCCTACAAAGCTAACTTTGTTGGCATCTACCCAGATAAGTTCTCCGGTCTCTTGATCTCCAACAAGAAACCAAGTCCAAAAGAGTCCATCCTTATCCCTGAACTTGTGAACATCTAAGATAGAATAAGGAAAATCTGGTTTCATAAATTTGACGGCTGATCTTTCTCCCCTCGTCACATTGTCAGGGATCATCTTAACTTTAACAACGAATCCTCTAACCATATTCACCTTTAGTTAAGTTGAAATCTATTAACGGTTCGTTTAACACAGTCCTCAAATAACTTCTGTGCTTGCGATTGTGAAACACAGATATTGCTTTTTACTTCTTTGCCTTCACGAACAACAACAGAGAAGTTGCCAAATATACTTGTGAAAAGACATATCTCGATGTCTTTCTCAGGAACAACAAACGCATTCAGTAATTCCACCTGCAGTTGATTAGAGAACATTTATTTCCCTCTCGCAAACTCAGCCCTTGCAGCTTTAGTATCTGTAAGATTGAGATACCTATCAAGGTCTTTCTCTGTCATACCAGCTGCTTTAACTTTTTTAACAAGAGCACCTCTACCTCCATGATGCTTCTTAAAGATACTATCAAGTTTGCTCCATTTAGCAGACTTGCCAGCTTTTTTATGAGAAGAACCACCTCTTCTTGTTAACCATGCCTTCTTGGCTCCTTCGGATGTCTTAGCCAATTCATCAAACTCATCATCTATAGTCGTAAGATTTGAAAGCGACCTTCCAAGTTCTACAGCTGGTTCGCCAGCCGTCTTCGCAACTTCAGGCCCGCTACTACCCTTTATAGGAAGTGGTTTTCCTTCGCCATCAAAGAATCCAGTTACGATAGACGAAACATATGCTTGGTTAAATCCAACTGCACGACAAGCTGCCAAAATCTCCGAGTTGTAAGTCCAATCGTCAACAATGTTCTCGTAGACCTTTTGGGCTACATTATCTATTGTAGGCGGGGAATCTTTGTCCGGATAGCGAAGTTCATCTTTGACCCTACGTGATATTCTGACTCTTAGCCATTGTAAGGCTTCATCTTTTGTTAACTTAGGTTTCTTGTCACTCTTTTTGATCTCGTCCAGAGTTCTTACTATTCCCTTTATCGCCATTTGTCTCCTCCTTCGGCTAAAATACATAGCCAAGACTTTGTTTCCAATCTTTAAATTGTTTATCCCAAACAATAATACATTCAAAACCGTATTTCTCGAAATGAGAAACTCTTTCTTTCTCTTCTTCTTTCTTGTGCCAATAAGAACCAAACAATTCTATAACTCTGCGTTCTACCTTATGAATGAAATCAGGATTTTTACCTGCAATCCATACTGAACCATCGCCCACATATCTCCATTCGTTCGGAGCCTCTTCTCCCAAAAAGATCATGAAACTTTTTTCAAGTTTATTAGGTTTTAGCCCACACTTTTGTGCCCAATTTTTAGCATAGTTTTCATCTTGCCAAAGTCTTTTAGTGGATTCAATATTTTTACCCTTCATAACTTGCTTCATTAATTTACTATGCTGAGGCTTAGATTTACCCCGGGACATAGCTGCAAGACGTTCTATATGCTTTGCCAGACGACCATCTTTTCGCCGTTCTTCCAAATATCCACTAAGAAGATTTGCTGTTTTCTTCTTTAGATTCTCTTCCATTTTTTTCTTTCTCTGATTTCGCTTTCTTCTCTTCCATAAACTTGTGGCGATGGAATGACCAATGGTTATCTATCCTATCTTCTAAACCATTGACCGTATCAATAAGTTCATTGATCCGATCAATCACAACATCAATGTAAGCTCCGTCTTCATACTTTAACTTTTCCATTGGTTAACTCCTTGTTCATTATTTATGAACACGTTGATTTTCTGAACACACCCATTTAAGGGTGAAAACAACTTGCACACCCTTAGGCCTCAGGGGCTTCTTGCTCCTCTCTTCTTTCTCTTGCCCGCTCCCTAAATCTTTCAAGGTGAGGAGTCCAACTTCCTTCTTTGCGTCTTCGTTTTCTTCCAGCAGCAGATTCTTCTTCACCAAGTTCATGCCTTGCGAGTCTAAACCCTCCACTCCTTCGAGATTTCTCTAAGATAACATAATATTCGCCTGGTACTTTTCCTCTTCTCATTTCGTTCTCCTATTAACACATCTCTTGTTGGATATAGTCAAATCATTAAATAAAATAAGTCCATTCCAACAAGGAGGTTGATTAACACAACCTTTGCAATGATCGCTCATTATAACAACCAATCTTGCCCCAATTTTTAGTCTCATCTCATGATTATAGATGAGTAATTGTTTTAAGAAGTGTGCTTCGTTCTCGTCTATCTCTTTCACTTTACATTCTCCTTTGTTATCATTGTTTCAAAACCACACCAGGGGCATACCCAAATACATCCACCTGCTCGTTCGGCAAAAATTTCATCTATGATCCAAGTATCTTTAAAAACATTATCCAATTTGCATTTTGGACACATTACGATCCAATATGATACTACTCCCACGTCTTTTAAAACTTTTGCAAGCTTCATATAGTATATAACAGAATTAACTACTTCTTTTCTGAAGGATTCTGTTTCCCAAACTCTTCAACCAACGATTCCAAGTCCTCACGTTTAATTCCCAATTTAAGAAGTTTATTGAGATTCTCAACCGCAACTTCATAAATCTTTTTCGCCTTGGCACGGTCTTGAGTTTTAAGACCCAGAGCTCCAACAAAGTCTTCAAAAGTTTTAGTCGCATCATTTGCATCTTGCAGAATTGAATTGAAGGCCTCTTTCACATCAGGTTCGTCAAGAGTTTGTTTCTTGGCCTCAAAATTTGCATTTGAATCATAGTAATCAAAATCTTCCTTCCCTTTCTCTGTTTGAACGGTTATAACGAAATGATTATGGGGTTTCCCATCCTCATCATTAGGGAAGTTATCTACCTTATCTTTGAATGAGGCGGTTAAAGAAAGCTTCATATCTTTAAGAACTAAGTTCGCTGTCGTCTGTCCCTCTTTAGGAGTCCCAAGTTCTTTACCTTCTTCGCCCTTCTTGTCTCCCTCTTTCTCCTGAGATTTATCTTTATCCTTATCGGCTTCACCTTCTTTTGTTTCTGCAGGTGACTTGAGTTCGCCTTCTTTTTCCTTACCATCAAGTTCGCCTTTAGCATTGGCTTCTTCCGGGGTTACTACATCCTCATGGAGAACCTGATATCTTATATCATTTTCTCCTTTGGCTGTGACTCCATCTTTCCCAATAGCTATGACTTCGGCTTCTTTTTCATCAATGACAATGGTATCACCGATCTGGACTTTACTTATAATGACATTGGCCTGAGGCCCAGCAGGCCCGCCAGGAGGGGCTTCTTGGAAGTCTTCAGGTTTCTCATCACCTTCTTCGCCCTCTTCAGGTTTTTCAAAAGGAGACTCCTTACCTTCCTCACCCTCATCTTCGTCACCCTCTTTAGGCTCACCCTCTTCGTCCTCGTCGCCTTCTATCTCATCGATCTTATCGAGAGCTTCTTTCTTCTCGGGGTCTTCGTCGCCTTTGTCCGCATCTTCACCGGGCTTAGGTTTCTTTCCCTCTTCGTCTTTCTTCTTAAAAGGGAATCCCTTTTTCTTTTTCTTTTTTCCAGATTCCTCTTCGTCTTCGGATGTGTCCTTTTCTTCTTCGTCCGCTTCTTTAGGCTTGAACTTGCTAAAGGTTAACTTTTTCTTTTTGTCCTTTTCTTCTTTGTCTGCCATTCTATCCTCCTGTTATTCAATTCCGTTTAGAAAAATTTCAAAAGTTCCGCCCTTCCACTTTCCGGAAGTCATTTCGATAATAGCCGATGGTCTTCCTTTGTGATCAGGAACGCCAGGCTCTTTAACTACAAAATCCCCTCTATAATGTGCTTTTATCTTGCCCTTATCCTCTTCGATCTGAGCAAGTAGTTCTTTGTTGATTTTACCATCAATCTGAAAAGGTTGCTTTTCTTTGGACTTCTCCATCAATGCTTCATCCAATGTTATTATTTCCATGTCATCCTCCTCATCTTTTTCTAAGTCGGCTTCACCGACCATTGGACTTACAACAACTAATCTGTTTCCTCTCTTATATTCTTCAAAGACTTCCGGGGCTAATTTAAGCATAATAGCCTTCCTAAGTCCCGGAGTTGCAATCTTCTTCAAGAGTTCTAAGCCCTTCTCTTTGATAGCACACAATTTCTTTAAATGATCAACAATGCTTTCAGCCTTTGTAAGTGATTCTCTTTCAAATTTCTCTTGAGCATAAGTCTGCCCAAGCTTTTTCTGAATAGCTGTCATCTCTGCCTTAGCCTGGTCGTTCAATTTACTAAAGGCCTCTGTATAGAGTTCTTTATAAGGAGTTCTTGTCAAAGTAAATTGAAGAAATTCATATTTGAATCCATCGTCTTCGAACTTAGCTCGGAACTTATTCTCCTTTGTTTCCAAGTTCTGCATCTTAGCCAAGTAAGGCCTTATGACTTTCATCTGATCTTCGAGCTCAGCCTTCTTGCCTTCAATCTGACCTTGAAGATCTCTGTATTCATTCTGTGTTGTGAAATACTCTCTAAGGTTGTTTCTAAATTTAGAATAATCCTTTTTAGAAGCCTCTGGGATTTCATGTTTTACTTCTTCTCTTGGTTTCAGAACTTGGCCTTTTGCCGGAAGTTCTGTTTTATGCGATCCGCCGAACTTCCGTGTTTCCCAAGCTTTCTTTGCTGCCTCAGATGCTGTTGTTATTTGCATTGCTCTTCTGGCTTTAAGTAATTCGTCTACTGAAAAGACTCTAAGCTCCATTTTGTATTTCCCTCCAATGTTTTATCTCCATAGCTACTCCTTTATTCTGTAGGTTCTCCCATCATTTCCAACATATCGTCCTCAAGCTTGGCATAATCAATCTCAGTACCTTCAAGCCTTGCCTTGAGTTCTTTATAACGCTCCTTGGCTGCCTTAATATTTTTGTCGTTTCTTAATTTGTCTAAGGCTTTCATAACATCCTTTTTATATCCTGTGAAGACTATATCAGGTTTGCCCTTTTCCCAATTAGGCTCTCGATGAAATTCTGGTGATCCTAACTCCTTATAATACTTCACAAGTTTTCCATCAAAACAATATCCCCATGTTCCACCATTCTCATGCGCTATTTTATGAGCAAGCTTGCCGTTTCCTTTTTTAAGACTAAAAAGATTAGCAATTTCTCCATCCGGCTTTACAAGTACGCCTGCAGTATTGTGAGCTACAAGAAAAACTTTAAACTTTCCTTTCTTTATTTCATCGAATGTATAAGGAGTAACGTAAGGCTTAAATTTATCCGGTAGCTTATCACGTTGCTTAATAAAAGTTCTAATGTTACGATCCTCTAATCTCTCTTCTCCCCTCCTAAAAAACTCTTTAACCTTTTGAAACTTTCCTCGGGAAACACGAGTAAATGACTCTACTAAGCTTTTGACAATTCCTGTCTTAAGATACTTGGCTCCCCACGAATTGACAATCGACCAGTAGGCAGGATCGTCTTCAAGTTCTGTAAAGAACGATCTTGAAATATCCTGCTCCACATAAGCATTGACAGCCCTGGCAAATATTTCCTGAGGAGTAAAGAGATACATCCTAATGGAATCCCCAAATTCTTTTGGGTCTGGTTGAGTTGCAGCCCATCGATCACTAAACTCTTTAAACTCATAAAGATTCTTTTTATAGAAATCAACAACTTTAGAAACAAGGTCAAAGATAGGTTCAGTCTTTGCAACCTTCTCTACTTTGCTCTTCCAGGATATAACATCTGCCTTATCCCAAGACTTCGGAAAAACCGATGGAAAGTCAGGAATATTGGCATCAAACATCCAATGACCATACTCATGCGCCAAGCTTTCGGTATTATCTTTTCCATAAACCTGTATAATATGTTTACCGGTAAAGTATTCAGCATTCTCTACGCCTTCTATCTCCGGCCCAACAGTTATCTTTAATTCTCCTTTGCCATCAACAACTAAAGCTTTGCTAAGATGATCAAAAGCCTTATCTATTTTCTTTGTAACGTCTGGGCTAAATCCAAGCTCTGATCCGAATCCTCCAAGATTGTATTTGTCTATAAAAATTCTTCGCCATTCAGTTTTAGGATTTGGATTAACCCATCTGACTCCTTGGTAGGGATGACCGCTCATCATTATAGTAACTTTCTTTGCAACTAACCCCGGGAGTCCCTTTTTTAATCTCCATTTCTCCTCTGCTTCATTCAGATCAATGATATGCTTTGTTACCCCACCACCTGCATATCCTGTAATTCTTATTTGTCTTCCAGCCGAATCAACAGTAAAGTCCCATCCTCTTTTATCAAGCATTGAGGATACTGTGTTTGCTAAAACTTTAAAATCTTTGTCTCTAACTTCCTTAGAAGTTATATCCCTGGCAACAAGATCAGGAACTTTCGTGAGCCCAGCAATTTCTTGATGAGTTTCATGTTTTATAACTTTTGGATATCTATAAACTAAAATCAACTGTTCAGAGTCTGGATCAACATATATGTCGTATCCTGGTTTATGAGTTATTACTCCATGCTCCCCTGCACCAACTTCTCTTGAAAACTTTGGAAACTTTTTTGATAACTCCTCTTCAAGATGAATTCTATTTAATTTCAGCTCTGTCTTTATTGCTTTAGACTCACTAAGAAGACTTTCAAGTTCGTGAACTTGACGAACTAAAGAGACGGCATGTTCGCTTCCAGCTTCCGGGGACTTGATCTTTTTTAATTCTCTCTTAGCTTGATCTAACTTATCTTCTGCGGCCTCAACGGTCTCTTGAATCCTAACTGCCTCATCATATATTTTCTTTTCGTAAGAAGTCTTAGGTTCTGGAACCGGTTCCCGGGGAACTTTTATAGTTGGCTTGCGGGTTCCTTTAGGCCCTTTAACTCCCTCTGGATATCTCCAATAGCCAACTGTAACCTGCTTTCCACGAAGATTAATAACTGTTGGCACCAAGATCATGCCTTCATGAGATGACTTTGATTTTCCTAAATCAATAACATTAAAAAGCATTAGCTTGTCCTTATTACCCTTCTGACCATAGGAGCTTCAAAGTATCCCATCATTTTCATATTTTTAAATGTCGCAGGGTATAAGGTTTCAACGTCATGCTCTTTATGAGTTTTCAAATGGTCACGAAATAGGTCATTAGAAGTGCCTATATCGCTAATCCATACCACATTTTCACCGCAAATCGAACATTTTATTTCAAGAGTGCTCATACTTATCTTATAACTCTCCGTGGTCTTGGCTTTTCTTCTTTTGGCTTTTCAACTTCTTTTGGTCGTTGATCTTTATCTCCACTAAGAATCTTTTCAATCATCTTCTCTATGGCTTCTGTTTCTCGAGCATCTCTTCCCGGTTCGTGGCCTGGTCGAAATGGAGATGGTCTTGACGGAAGAACATCTCTTGGAGAAGGAGCGGGTTTTGATAAATTATCTAATGCTTCAAAAGCTTTTCTTAGCCGTTCATCAATCTCCTCTTGTGTCGGTTTAGAAGGAGGCTTAAATTTATTATATCTGTCTGTCACTCTCTTGTAATCAGTCCACTCTTTTACATTTAAACTGTCAAGCCATTGGTCCTTGGATAAGATTTCATCGCTCATGTTTTCCTCCCTGTACCTTTTGGTACACTTTTCTGTGTAAACAATTAAAAACATTATTGTTTATAAATAGGCGGAAATTGTCATTCAATTTTCGCCCAATCTGCATCCGCAACTAACTTTAAAAGTTTGAGCTTTGCTTTGAATATTCCTTCATCGGTCTTGCCCAATTTTCTAAGATGTTTTTCATAAAGCTTTAGATACTCTGTTTTAAGATCGGACGCTAAAGCCATTTGTTCAAGGCATAAGTGACCTAACATAACATCAAGGTTTCTTCTTGATACCATATAGAGCACGTTCCACCCATTTGTCCGTCATCTTAATTCCGTACTGAGCTCGAAACATAAAAGATATGTCGCTAACCCCTATCTTATCCGGAGCAGCCACTTTCAATAGTTGACTTGAGGCTGTCATCCAGTCTCTTAGTTTTATTTTTATTTCGCTTTTAGTTTGCATTTTTCAATCATCTCTTCATATGACTCTTCCCAAGAACAGAATATCTCATCCGATGTCTTCACAAGAATCTTTCCAGAGATATCACAATCACCTGGAAATTGCCTTAGCCATTCTTCCAAGTTTTTAATTTTCATTTTCAGCCCTCTTTCTGTCTAATTCTTTTTTATACTCTGCTACTGAATTAAAACGGCAAGGCTTACATTGATAATGTTTCTTATCATAGCCCCCTTCTTTATGACATATGAAACCAGGAGTTGGTTTAGTACATTGTGCTTCCATACTATCCCCTCTTCTTTTTCTTACGACTTGGGATCCACTTCTTCTTTATTATCAACCCCGGGATTCCATCGCATCTTGCTTGAAATTGCCGATCAGCCAAAGTCATTATCGGTTCTGAAGCTCCTAAAGCCAATTGCTTGAAGAGATCAACAGACCTGGTTAAAGCAGACGCTAAAGATAAAGCATCTTCTTTACACAAATATCCACCTTTCATCTTCAAACCAATTCCGTCCTTTGTGACTTCCAATGTCCATTTTGTTAGTTGTTCAGTTTCCATTGTTTGCAACTCTCTTTCTTCAATCTGAATTTGCCTTTCACTTACATTAAACACATTGATCTCTCTTTACTTTTAGCACCCATTTGATTTAAAAACATATTTGGAAAAAAGTTTAGACAATTCTCTTCCGAACAAAAGGAGGAGAACACTTATAACAATAGCTAAAACTTCTTCAGTCATTATGTATTTCAATAGTTTGTATTCGCATGTGACTAACACCAAAGTTGCAAAATTAATGACTCTTCGTAAAAGTATAACACCATTGGCTGCAAGATAAAATTTCCATCCCAAAGACCAATGCTCTGTGTGCCCAACAACTTTAAAAAGTCGCAAGCCATAATAAACAACAAGCGATTGAGCAACAATAGATCCTAATCCAAGTATTATGTTTATCCAAAATAACACGATCTTACTCCTTTTCAATTAAAATCTTTCCAGCGCCTCTTACTGATAACGTCTGCCCTTCAATTACAACTATTTTGGGCTTTTCGATTTCAGCATTTTTGAGTTCTATGACAATAAGTTTTTCACCCTCTACAAGTTTAATCTCTCGCAGTCGGACTACATCTTCACGTTTAGTAACTGTATCTTCTCTGTTCTTAGCAACCTCTTCCCTCTTTCCAACATTATTTTCACGACCTGTAATCAACCCAACTAAACTACCAAAAAAGAATTTCCACCATCTAACCAAGAGGATAAGAAAAAGTAAATACAAACAGGTTAGAATAGGATTTGAAATATACCGATCGTACCAAATGATTGCTTCCTTAAAACCTCCATCTACTCCTAAAGTCCATAGTAATATAGCTACTCGTCTTAGTAGACAAATTGACATAGCTGCAAAGAAGACTTTGAAAGCAAACGCCCAAGGCTTTCCATACTTTGCAGCGAATCTAATCATTCTCCTAACCAGAAACAAAACACCAATTTGACCAAAGAATGCAAATATAGATAGCCAAAATTCTATCTCTTTTAAAAAATCCATAGCATCTCCTAACATTTTTTGCCATTCTCGTAAAGAACAGTATCTACTCTTGCCATCATCAAAGCATATGCAAGAGTTTTTGAAAGTGCTACTGGGTCCGATTTCTTTGTTGAAAATTCTTGCATCTCTGCCTGTAATATATCTTTCAACTCACAAAGCTCTTCATCCGTTAAACTTGGAAATCTGTCTACCAAGTCATCCTTCCTTAAATGGATAGGCTGCTTAATAATAGATTTGATGGAGGGCTCTATCGCTAACCAAAAGATAGCCATCTTTGCAGCCATGTCTGGGATATCTACGCTTCCCAATCTTGTTTCTATGGCCGTACTTCTTGTCTCTATGCCAACTAATCTATGAAAGATATCTTCGAAGTTTATGAGCTTGAATTTTCCTACAAACTCGCTTATCTCTTTAAAGTCTACGTTCTTTAATTGACCTAAAATTTCTCCGAGTTCTTTCTTTATTTCTGAGAAAGGCCAAAAATAAGTATAGATCAAACCGATAAACGCTATACAAGCTGCAATTAACGGAATCAAGACTTCAATCTTCATCATACATCCTCCTGATTATTCAAGCCACTTAGCCACGGCCTTCAATCCCTCTTCGGCAGTTTTGAAACGTTCGTGTTTTATAGATTCATGACTTGGCTTACCAGAATCATGATCTACTTTCCACTTCTTGTTGACCCTATCCCATACAACCCAAACTCTTCCTCTCGGAGTGTTTGCTGTATAGAAATAACCTTTTCCTCCCGGGGCTACAGAAAGAGTTTTATCCCATTTGATAGCTGATTTCTTTGCCGGGCTTCCACCTGCATCAACCCATTGCTTTGCTGCTTCCCACATATATCTTGAATTGCGTTTGTCGTGTTCAGCATCTCTTACGACTTGAGTTCTACCGATGAAATCTTTATACTTCGTGCCCTTCTGGGATTCATGATAAGATTCCCATGTGGGGTATTTTGCTATAATTCTTTTAGCTCTCGCCAGCGACTCAGCTTCAGATTTCTTCTCAGATTGTTTCTTTGTAGGCTTTTGTTTGCCAAGACCTCTTCGCCTGGTCTCCCACGCTTTCTTTGCTGACTCACTCGATTTCTCTAAGATGACGTAATACACTCTATTCCTCTATATTCTGTATGGAAGATATATGAATATCAGCAGCCAAAGAAAAATTATTGCTCCGCCCATAAAGTAGTTCATTAGTCATCCTCCTCTTCCTCTAAAGATTCATCGAGTAGTTCGTCATCGTCAAATTCAGTTGACGGCCAAAGTTTATCCAATAGTTCTCCAAATTCTTTATCGGTCATATAACCTTCTTTGTAGGTCGATCTTAATTCTTGAAAACAAATAAAAAACCTTCGCTTCCATCGTCTGACTCTGGAATTATAAAACCTTCTTTACCTTTGACTTCGGTAACATCCATTTTAGATTCATCTACATCTCTTGCAGAATCCATTTCCTCTGCCGGAAGAGTATAGCTATAAGCTCTCCACTTCTTGGGGGATACCCACATAATTTGCTGATCTCTTTTGATACCATACTTTTTAATCCAGCCTCTAACCTCAGATAAAGGATAGTTCCCTCTATCTTCAACTTCAGTTTCTATAAACTCCTTCATCGTCATAGCACCAGAAGTTGTATAGTAGCTTTTCTGCTCTCTGTGGGAACCTCCATACTTTCTTGTTAGCCATGCTTTCTTTGTGCCTTCAACTGATTTCTCTAAGATCACATTAAAAAGCAATGACTTCTTAATCGGGGCAGCTTCCATCATTACTTTTAATAAGCCTGCTCTCCACGCTCCATAGACAGCAGGGTCAATATAAGACTTCTTAGCCATTCCCTTCGTGTTCCAGAGCAAACCAGAAACTCTTTCCAATATCTGACCTTCTATTGATTTGAGTTCCTGCTCTGTCTTTGGGACTGGAAAATCTTTAGTTGCTTCAGCAAATGTTTTTGTTGCATGATAAGTTCTAAAATCTTTTGCAAGACACTTCCAATTATCTTTGAGCAAACCCGTAACCTTTTGATATTTAACATCCGGGAATATAGGATCACGCCCGGACTTACCTTTGGACAGATCGGCTAAAGCTTCTGCAATTCCAGTATCATTAACTGGGAACTCCCAATGAACCCCAGATTTACCAATGAAATCAAGGTGAACAACACTTCCAAAATTAGTTCCAACTCCTTTATACTCGGGCTCGATCTTGACATGCCTGGCCTCTAACTGGGTTGCTCCAAAGTGTCCTAACTTATAAACTTCCTTCCAATCCTCGGGCATTGGTTTAACAAGGTCTTTCTTCTCTTGCTTAAGAGTTTCTACTTTAGCTTTATCTTTTATCTTCCTGGCTTCGTTGATCTCATCGCTGATCTCATCCATTCTCTCGGATGGGCCGATAAGCCTTTGCCCATCTTTAATAAAAACGTAATAAACCGTGTTTCGATCATATGGTAGCCCATATGGTACTCTTGCTATATCTTTTGGCGCTTTAATAAGAGCTCTATTCTTTAAGTCTTCAACTTTCCTCACACCTTCATCAACATCTGCTTTGCTTCCTACCCGAATAGTATACAGGTCAATCAATGAAAGGATAGTACCCATCTGCTTGTCATATCCAGTTTTGCCCATTCCTTTCTTATAGAAGGCTCGTATCTCCCCAATATTCTTTTCGACATTCTTTGATCGTACAAATTTCTTCCTTGAGTTCTTCTCTGTTGTGGTATCAATGTATTGATAAACTGGTTTACCATTCTCGAGAACAACGATTGTATGAATCCCACCTACTTCATTTGGTTTTTTAAACTCTAAGACCCGCTTGATGTTTTGGACATTTGTTTTGGCATAGAATTGAGAACCTTTTGGAGACTTAGGCACTGCAGCCAATAAATCCTCTTTTGTCCATATGTCCACATCGTGAGTACGTCCTTCCAAGTAACGTGTCGTTGACGATTCTCTTTTCGCTTGTTGAAGATGTTCATGAATTCTCCTTTCAGTCTCCTCATGAGGAATGACCAGTTGCATCTTAAATGGTTTAGGTTTAGATTTAGACTTCTTTGTTTTCTTAACACTTGTTTTCTTTTTTATCTCATACTTCTGCTGGATGCTGTTATACTCTCTTATAGCCTCATCTGGTTTATCGACAAATCTGTTAATGTTGGCTTCGGATACCTCAATCTTTTTAGGAATGCCAAACTTTTCATTCCATGAATCCATGTCTTTGAGATATTTCTCACGATCCTCTGGACTCATCTCTAAAATAGCTTTAGAAGAAAGACCCTTAAGACTTGGCTTCTCTTCTCCTTTGTGACTTCCTCCGAACTTCCTTGTCAACCAAGCTTTCTTTGCCCCCTCCGAAGATTTCTCAAAGATAACAAAAAGAGATTTACTCATAACTCCGGTTTTAAGATATTTGTTTCCCCACCCTTTAATCTGACTTTGAAATAATTTAGTTGAAGCTACGTTCTTGGCTTTGTCCTCTTTTAAATCCTGTTCTCCTGTAAGATCAGCTTCGATAACATCCAAAGACCAAGTTGTTCCATGCATGTAAAGTTCCCCAGCTCTCGCAAAGAGTTCTGTAGGTTCTAATGCATAAACAGGGAGATCTACCAAATCTTGCATCTTTTTTAAGATACCAGGTTTCGTATAAAAGTTCCTATATATTTGAAGAAGTTCTGTAAACGCTTTTTTCTTCCCCCCATCTAAAGATTTATTATCTGCAACCTTTTTAATAAATGCATCAAATGAATCTTCTAAACCTTCAGGAGTTATCTTTTTAAATAATTTTCGACCGAACGCCCTTGCAAATTTATGATAATCCTCGTATGATCCTTTTGACTTTACCTTTTTAAACGATTCATAATCGGGTATTTCTTTTTGGTCAAGAATACTAAATCTTTTACTTCCAAACTTATCGTAATGATCTGGGCCTATTCTCATAGGATTTCCAAATCTGTATTTAAAAACAAAATGAAGATACTCATGTTCAACTTTCTCAAGATGTTTCGGATGTATCTCTATGGTATCATTTCCCTCATCGAAATCTCCGAACCAAGTCTTTTGAAGAGGGGCTTTAATACTGAAGGATAGTTTACCTCTCCCATCAATCTGTATTTTTTCATTTATCTTTTTTAAAGATTCGTGAAGCCTCTGAACATCATCTTTAGAACCGCCTTCAACATCACTGAGCGAAAACTCTTTCTTGAAAGATTCTCTAGACTTCTTGTCTTCTAATGCTGCGTGACTTCCGCCATATTTTCTTGTTAGCCATGCTTTCTTTGCTCCTTCAGATGACTTTGACATGAGCTCCTTCCAGCTTGCCTCTGATCTTTCCTTGCCTTTCCACCCTTTCTCTTGTTCCTTTGGGAGATAGCGGTTAAGCCATCTTATCTTATCTTCCATCCCATAAAGAGCACTTAAAGCATTACCAAACGATCCTTGAACATTAGGGTTCTTGGTTGCTCTTCCTAAATCCTCCTCGATACCTATGTTCGTTTTGTTCTTTCCAAAAGCATCGACCATCTTCGTATGATGAGTTTGAACGTCTGCTATGAACTTCTTTACGGTCTCGGGCGAACCAGAGAACTCTGGCCTCTCCCATGAGTCTGTTCTACTCCATTCTATAAGGTCTTTGTATTTGTTCTTTAGGTCTTCATGATCTTGCTTTATCTTAGTAAGGTCTTTGCGACTTCCGCCATATCTTCTTGTTTCCCATGCCTTCTTTGATCCTTCAGAGGATTTAACAAAGTAAACAGGAGTCCCATAAATTGTTTTCTTTACAGCTTGTATCTGTTCCATGCTATTTGCGGCCTGCCATCTCTTCCGCTCGATGATACCGTTTTTCATAACTTGCCAGAGTTTTCTTTTCCTTCTCTGTCATATCAAACCATTTGTCATAATGAGTATCTCCTCTTTCACGATTGATTGTCATTTCGTCTCTGAAAGGAATAGTCTTTCCTTTGTATGCAACAAACCAATCATTCTTATGCTGAAAGATGCTAATGCCAAGTCCATGCTCTGTTGAAGCTTGGTTAATTCTCTTCTTTGTGGAACTTGTCATCCATCCACCATCTCTTAAGGTTATCTCATTGGAATCAAAAGACACTACATCAGTTGTATGATATTTGATATGAGTTTTACCCCCTTCTTCCCTCTCCGTTGTGTGAACTTTCTTGGTATAATCTCCGTGTCTTCCAGGAGCCATGAAAGGTATTGATTGCTGAACCATAACTTTCTTACCATGGACGGTTGCCATGTGAGCCGGAATAACAACTTGTCCTTCGGCTTTCTTTAGTTTTGAGCCTGGTCTCCTAAAAGTTATACCTGTCACTTTTGGGGGTTTCCATTTTGGATGCTCTTTAATCCAGTCCGGATTTCTCTCTATCCATTTCTTCCAGCCTAACGATCTCTTATGAGGAAATGGATCTCCCTCTGGCGGGCCTCCTACATAACCACGTCCTTCTCCGAACTGGAATGCTTTCCCATGTTTTCTTTTCTTCCAAGCTTTCTTGGCAGACTCGGTTGATTTTTCAAACTCCTCATCTAAACTAATAACTTGAACTTTCATACTGACTCCCTTTTCAATCATGTCTTTTTTTGTCTTAGCCTCTTCCTTAACAGCAATCACATGCCGTACTTTCCAGGCTTTTGTGTTTTTAACTTTCTTACGCATTTTGTCTTTCATGCTGACGCCTCTTTCTTTTACTCTTTATCCTGCTCTGATAAGAGTTTATCTAATCTTCTGTTCCGCTCTTGCAGAGTTTCGAGCTCTTTTATCTGTTGGCCTAAAGAAGCTGTTATCTTTTCACCAAGATTAACAGGTGGACTAGGCTTATGTCTTCTTTTAAATTTGTCTTTAGCACCTTTAGTTCTTGATTTTATAAACTCGTCAATGGTTTGAATTACTGCTTTCATTTTCTCCTCAGAACCCAAGACTTCTTTCCAGCCTTAGTTTTATCCTGTTTAATAAACTTCATCCAATTACAGTAAGGACACAGAAGTTGATAATCCTCTTGATGAGCTAAAACTTTTTTATAATATGCTGCTCCTCTACCTTTATACTTTTTTCTATCTTCATAACCATCATTATTGATATGATCTATTTGCAAGCTTCGCACATCCAATTTTTCACTCGGAATCGGACAATTCCAAAGATTTGCACACCATGGGCCAAAGGCCTTTAAAACCTGGTCTCTTAAATCATCTCTCCGTTTTTTACATTTTTCAAGAACTCGAGTAGTGTGCTTTTTATAAAATCTCTTTGATTGATTACTTTTAAGTTCTTTGAACTCAGGGTCATCTTTTCTATCATTATAACGTTTATTAGAATAATCTTTTCCAAATTTTCCCAGACTATTATATTTTGTCATATTTATTCTTTCACATAAAATGTGGGTTGCTTTGGAACATAAGGTTCGCTTCGCCACTCGGTATCAATCAAAAGCTTATCATCTTTAGTTCGCCCTGACATATGGGCTAAAGCCTTGGCTCCGTCTTTAAACTTTAGGATGACAGCATGGCCTCCATGACTCGGTTCTATATCAAACTTTCCAAACTTTTCTTTGATTTCTGTCTTTGCTCTGTTTAAGTGATCCCACAAAGTCTTCTCTACTTTCTTTTCTTCTCTAACCTTTGTTAAAGCTGCCTGGGATGGTTTGCCTTCACCTGCAGCCAGGACTTCCTTGCCTGAAACAACTTCAGGGTAAACATACTTGTATCTGTATTTTCCTCCTCCGATTGGTTTCTTGCTAAAATATTTATGACCTACGGCCTTATAAAGATCACCGATGCTAATTACATCCTGAACTTTCATTATCCCTCCTAATTGTCTGGTCTCCTATTCCAATCTCTTGTTGTTCTCGCATGACTCGTAAACGTTGCTTGTCATGTTTGCTTCCTTGAAAACCAAAATATTCCATGACTGCCCAAAGTAGTTTCTCGTGTTCTTTAAGTTCATCTTGATCATCTTCTTCAATAACACTCAGGCCATCATTCCCTAAAAGTATATAACCATTTTTAGTTCTTTCTATCTGCAATAGCCATGCTTCACGAGCATTTTCATTATCCATTTCACCCTCCCTTAACAAAAATAACTTGAGTATAAGGACACTTGTAATAGTTCTTTTCTCCACCTACATATTCAACAAATCCACATTCCCAACATTGTTCATCGGTATCAAACTTTCCGTTCGGACAACGTTCAGGCATTTTCAAAAATATAAGAGGATTCATTGGCTAATCTTTCTTTTCAAACAAACATTCTGCTTGTTCTGTTTTAGGGTCAGACTTAAAGTATTCGCATTGCTCTGCAATACTTCCAAAACCAACAATCACGTAAGCGCAAATTTCCCTTCCACTTGGACAATCTAAATACTGCATGGCTGCAACCATCGGGTTTGATCTGCTCTCATCAACTTTAAATTTATTAGGATCGAGTTCCATCGCTATTATCCTTTTGCCACGGTGTTTTGTAAGTCTGAGATATGATATGTCTTTTCAATTCACCGATAGCTTTCTTCAATCTAACAGGGGGACCTAAATGTTCTTCAGCGACCGCTTCGTTATACACAGAAAGACATAAAGAAAAGATAGTATTCTCCAATGATGTTAAGCCTTCTATCATTACCAATTTCTCCAAATTACACCTATCACTAAAAGTCCTACCACTATGTAAGGAATCATAAACTCACCTCCTACCTTGATAAGAGATACGTGACTGCAATAACTATCAGCACCATAATGAGTGTAAACGGATTAAACCTCTGATACCTTTTCTGACTACGCCAGATTCGTAACATAATTTACCTCCTGCCTGCTCGTGTAAACCACAAGAAGCACCAACCTAAAAACAGCAAAGCAAAAAAGAAAAGAGCATTCACTCCACCTGTTTCTTTATTCTTAAAAACCAAACCTGCCATAACTAAAATTACAATCGCAGCAAGCCATATCCAGTACTTCAGTTTCATCCTACTCAACTCCTTTACCAAATATATCCCCAGACAATGAGAGCTACAACTAAACCAAAAATTCCAATAAAGATTCCCATACCCATACTATTCATCTCCTACCACGTCTTGAGTTGGATTGTTTGATTAATCTCTATGCACTCAAGTCTATCGTGCATTTCGCATCCTACATTGAAATAGCGTCCTACTATTTCCTGAGTATGTGTGTGTCCAACAATCATCCCTCTCATGGACAAATCAGCATTATTAGCCCAATCGACCAAAGCATCTCTAACTTTTTTATGTCTCTTTGGATTCTTGCTTACACTCCAGGGATCTTTTATCCCTAATTTTTCTAACGGTTTTGCAATATACCTTACAAACACCATGCAAAACGGCCAGAGCATATCGTTAAAAAGATCTCCTTGATACCCATGAACAAAGAAAAACTTTCCAACTGGATGGTCTAGAATCAACGCCTCGGGGTATCCAAGTTGTATATCATGGTTCCCAGTTATTCTAAAGAACCTTCCTTGTGATAAAAGCCAATTGTGTAAATCATAAAGTTCTTTGTACCTATCTCGGATGATTTTTACGTTGGGATATTTCCACATATCTTCCATGTCCCCAGTCACAATAATCGTCCATCCCCCATCTGCATAAGCCCGAGCAACCTTCAAATATTTTGGGTAGTTAGGAAAGAAATAATCAGTCTTCCCCTGATTATTCATGTGAAGATCGCTAAAAACCACTACTGGGTCTTTAGTCTTTAAGTAAATAGGCGGACTCTTCCATAAAAGATCAAGCCTGGTTTTAAGATCCATTACTACCTCCTAAAATGAGCTCATTCGCAAAACGCCAAGTTACATTGTCAGTTGTTACAGTTACTCCCGACCCCGGCCATCCTCCTGTATTTGGCAAACTTGGAGAAAGAGGTTCGACAAACGGATTAACAAACGGATTTAAGCCAGGGAATGTATTCGGTTGATCTAATGTTCCCGGTAGTATCAAACAACCACACACTCTAACTTCCGGAGAATTAGACTTCCCACATCTTGGGCAAATCCATCCTTTGGGTTCCGTTTCAACAGGCTCACAAACCTTACCCGGCTTGTCTTCACTTGTTCTTATGACTCTTCTCGGAGTCATAGCACAACAAAGCGTCGTATAATATTCGTTTTCCATTAGGCATCCACTCCTTCCTTGAAAATTTTTAAAACTTTCTTTACAAAGACCGTTGCTTCTTCTTCGCTAATGTTCTTAGTGAACCTCTGACCTCCAACTGTGAGATCAGAATCATAAATCCCTGTACTTTCATCAAAGCAAACAACAACTGTTGTATCCCCCTTATTCACCAGTACTCCAACATTCTTGAAATCGGAAAGATAGCCAAGAATAAAGACGATCTTCTCACCATCCCTATCAACGACTATCTTGTTTAGAAAATAATCACCTCTTGAATCTACTTTAGCAGTTAGGGCTAGTCGTTTAACTTCTGCAAAAGTTGGATTGATGCCAAACACTATTGATGGAATCAAACATACCAATAGAGACACAATAAAAAGTTTCTTTAGATTACTTCTCATTTGCAAACCTCCCTGCTTTAAAAGAATGTTCGTAGGCCTTTTTGATCCAAACTATCAACTTACCAAATCTTTTACCTATCATTTTTATTCCCCCAAATTCCAAGCTTACCCAATCGCTTGAGACTTTTGGCCCCTTCTTTAAGTTTCTTTTGTCGTTCTATCTCTTCTTGATTCTTTTGTTTAGTTCTAACCTTCTCTTGAACACCTGCAATCTTTGCAACTTGATGTTGCATTTGTGACCAGGCCTTCTTTGCTCCTTCTGACGTTCCCTTCTTAACTATGTGGTCATGATGATTTATATCTAAATCAACTTTTGGCTTTAAATCTATGAGTGGCTCAATGGTTATCAACCCACCTTCCCATTGAACTTTTGCCTGGGCATCTCCAACTATCCTGACTACCTTTCCTGTAAGCTGACGCTTACCCCGAGTTTCAACTGTTCTCCCTGGAGCAAATATTCGTTCCCGGGTTTTCCTTGCAGCTTCTTGAAGTCCTGAGAGTTCATCTAACTTAGTTCCTTCACGCTCTCTTGTTCTTAGAGCTCTTCTTTCGGCTTCTCTTTTAAGCCATGCTTTATGAGCAGCATCGCTTGAGCCAGCTTTCTTAAGTTCCTCCATTGCTCCTCCACATTCAGGACAAGTCACCATTCTTTTAAGCATTTCTTCATGTGGGGCATCTAATTCATGCCCACACTTATTACACTTCCAATGTTCTTCCTTCTCGGGAGATTTTGATTTTTTGAGTTCTCTCATGGCCTGGCTAACAGCAAGAGCTCTAACCGATTCAACAGGCATTCCTTCAACGGACTTGCCCATTTCCATCTTAAATTCTCTAACATCCCCATGAACCCTATTAAAGAGTTCTTTTAAAAGCCCCTGGAAGGCTTTTTTATCTTTCTGGACTAACTGCCTAAGGATTGTAGGCTGTTCACCTCTTGAAATGATTTTAGACCCTATTTTAGCGATTAAGGACGGCTTCTCCTTTTTATCAACAACATGACCCATAACAGACATAAAAGCGTTTGTCGCAGCAACGTCAACATCAACTTCCTTCTTTGCTTCGTCTGCAACGATATGCCCATAGTTGCTAAGTCCGACATGATCCTTTATGAAGTCATTAACTCCCTTCTCTGTTCCTGGATAGCTTTCCTTGCCAGGTCTAAAGAACTGTTGAACTCTTTGAAACTTTCCCTTGACTGTCCTTGTGAATGGTTGAACCTGGATATCAGCTTTCTTGAATCTAATGGAGTCATCTTTAAATGGAGTTGAAGATGACGGCAAATGTCCATACGCTGCTTTGTGAGAAAATTCATATAATTCTTTTTCTTTCTGTCCTCTACGCTTTCTCTTCTTACTATCTTTAGAACCAATCTTTCTGGCTTTCTCTATGATAACAAACATCTGTCCCTTCTTGATCTGCATTTTTCTCCTTGGCGGTAATGGTGGATTCAAATAGCTATTGATCTTTTGAATAGCTTCAACCACACTCTTAACTTTTGTCTTTCTAAATGCTCCGAGTTTATCCAAATCAGGGCTTCTTTGAAATTGCTCTAACACCCCACCTGTTAGCAAATGAAACATTGTATAGGGAGAGTTCTGTAGTATGTTATTATGCCACTCTTCTTTCTTTTGCATCGAGGCTTTTATGATTATAGAAACGTTCTTTGCTCCACCTAAATCTGAAGACTGGACATGAACCCAAGGAGCATTGATCTTCTCTTGCATTTTCTTAACATCTTCTTTGACTGTATCCATGCTAACAACACCTGACGGCTCAGCTGGCTTTTCAGCCTTGAATTCTCTATCTTTCAAAGACAATGTCCTAAACGCTGCATAGTCGCCCCAGTTAAAATCATCTATCGTATCCAAAGTCCCATAGAAATGACCTCTATGAATAACTCCGTAGCCTTTGATACCATAGATGTTCCCGGTGTCCTTCTCAACCATGTATTTGCCAGAAGTTCCAACGTCAACTCGAATGTATTTCCCTCCCTCTTTGACTGTAACTTTAGGAGGTTCAACATGAGGATAGTCTTTCGCATACCGTTCGGCTTGCTGTTGTTCGATCTTATCTTTTAACTTCTGAACTTTGGTACCCATGCTTACTTCTTCTTTGGGCTTAGCTACGTCTTCAACCTTTTCAAGCTCTTCGTCTCCATGAGCGAAGGCCAAATCACGCCCTGGATACTTAACATAATAAACTGGTGTCCCGGTTTTCATCTTGCGAACTTCACTAACAACTCCTTCTCCATAAGTAGGATGTTTGACTTTGTCTCCAACTTTAAATTCTTCAACAACTTCAGGTTCTCTTTCAGGTAATCCAGGGGTTTCAATAGGCCCCTTCCTTCTTAGTCTCTGTTCATCGCTTTCCTTTTTAGCAGCCTGCCTGGCAAGACTTCCCATTGGGTCTTGAGAAATGGGTCTTAATCTCTTTCTTTCTATCAGTTCATAAGCTACAAGATGAGATAGTCTCCTTTCATCAGGCTTCATCTGGGAATATGGTATCTTGTCAAGCCTTTCATGAGTAGCTTGAAGTTGTTCATCTGAAAGTTCTCTAACTCTTTCTGATAACTCTTTCTTTGCTGACTTTGGCTTCTCGGGGCCAAGATGCTTTCCACCATGTCTTCTTGTTTCCCATGCTCTCTTAGCACCTTCACTTGATTTTTCTATGATTACATGAAGTGAATTCATTAAAACCTTCCTTGGTTGAGATTTTCTTTCCTTGACATCTTCAAGACGCACCTCTGGTATCTCTATAGCAAATATAGCCCCAAGAGCTTTACGTCTTCTCCTGCTTTGCTCATCAAGAACAAGAGGATAAAATCTTTTCTCATAATCATTTAATTCGTTCCAGGATTTCGTTTGTAACTTTTTCCGCAGGACTTGGACATAAGCAGAAAGGTCGCCGTCAGAAAAAACTTCGACTTCTTTTCTTAGAGCTTGTTCTTTTAGCTTATCTTCCTTAGTTAAAAGAGCGTCTATCTCCGGGCCTTTAGGTTTAGGCTTCTCTGCTTCTTTATGAGAACCGCCATGTTTACGTGTTTGCCATGCTCGTTTAGAACCTTCAGCTGATTTCTCTATAATGACGTATTCCATAATTATCCCTCACACCTTATAACTCTTCTCGCTTTAGGGAACGAGTACTTAGCATCTTCTTTTGCTTGTTCGGCTTTCTCTAACTTCTGCCATTCCTCTCTTGTGTATCTTACTCTATTATCAAAGACTTGATATGCTGGACGATGAAACTGGGCATCTCTTCTCATCTTGTAGATGTCTTTAAGGTCTTCTGAAATCTTTTCAATAGTCCTTGCCGGTAAAGGAGGACGGCTTGGTCTGAAGGTTGGTTTGAAGTCTTCTGTATAAGACAAGAGAATACCAGCTTGCTTTTCATCAAGCTTAACCCTTTCCCCACCTTCAACTTGATAAAGTAAACTGTCAGGCAACTTACCATCCATGACAGCCTTTTCTAAAAGATCGATAGCTGATCGTTTTGTAAGTGCCATATTATTTCCGTTCTTTGTATCCTTCAACAAAGGCTATGTATAATAAATTTTTAAGCATCCATGTACCACCTGGATCATCGGGGCCAAGTTTGTGCCTAACTGTTAGCTCTTCAGGCACGGGGCCCATTCCTTCTCTCAAATGCCAAACAGACCACCACTTTTCAAATAAGTCTTTGACTGTCATTTAATCCTCTCTTGACTTCTTCAAGTCCAAGACAACATAAAGAGTTTTGTCAAGTTGCATCTGTCGTCTTGGTTTCAGTTGTGGAGCTGCAGTCATAAGTGCCTGCTTAGTAAGATATGTCACATAGTATGAAGGCATCCATCGACTTGTTCCTGCTCGGGCACTTCCTATTGACTTGCCTCTTATAAGAACATTGGGCAATGCTCGAGGCTCAACTTTCCACCCTTTCTCTTTTGCCTGATCTCTAATATGCTGAAACTTAGCCATCATATCTTTATGCTGATCGTTAGTCCAAGGGGCACTAAATGGTTGTCCTGCTCTTTCGACCGGTGTGGGATAAAACTTTAATGAAACATTTCCTTCATATATGTCTGCTTTCTTCTCCGGGTCTTTGATTCCTAAAGTGTTATAAGAACTATCTACAACTTCAATCCCATGAGCTCTGGCTATTCCAATCAATTCATCCTTTTCTTTCTGGACACTATCCCATGTAGGCTGCTTAGCTTTCTCTTCTTCCTCTTTCGTGAACCTGGGCTCGCCTGATCGGAAAGGTTCTGTCCTACGACTTCCACCCGATCTACGTGTCTCCCATGCTTTACGAGCTCCTTCAGATGTCTTTGCAAGATCGGCTCCGCCTTCATTGATGTAATAAAACTGATCTGGTATACTTTTTTCCCAAGGCCAGGGAGATTGTGTCTTATAGCTTGATACTGATTTATTCATGTGTTTGAACTTCTCAACCTCTGCAAGACGTTTCTTAGCCTGAGCTCGAGACTTGTATGGGCCCCCAAGGTTTTTACCCTTCTCTGACTTAACACTCCACCCGCCTTTTTCTTTAACAATCATGTGAGCTCCTATTGTACTACAAGTCCTTCAAACTTTCTCATTCTCATCGGAGAGGAATCATTTTCTGTTCTTATAACTCTCCGAGCTTCTTTTGAATGATTGTGTTTAAACTTTTTAGAATAGTCAAGCTTTGCCTGGTCGATGTCCTTGCTTAGATCGACAAGATCTCTTGTATCCCAAATCCAAAACGTCTGCATCTTTTGTTCCGATGGACTTTGTCCTCCATCATTCTCTTCATCTTTCCAGAATAAAATCTTACCGTCATCTTCAATTTTATGTTTCCACATAACAGGCTCCTTTACTTTTATGTTTTAAAAGTTTGCCGGATCGTCCCTTGGAGTTTGGTCATACTCGTCTCTTCCAATCGTTACATCATTAAGGTCAAGACCTTCTCGTCCTGTTATACCAGAAACTCTTCCAAAGTTTCTTAGACTCTTCCCAAACTCTTCAAGATCAGGAGGTTCTTCCATCTTACGATCTTTGGTTCTAACTTTTCTAACAAACTTTCTCTTGCCTGGGGGTTGATCTGAATCTGTTCTTATAACTCTTCTAACCCCTGACTCATAGGCTTCGAAGCCAGGCAGATAACTTCTTAAGATTGCTTCCTCCTCTTTGGTAAAAGGCCAAGCTCCACGACTTCCTTCATACCGGAACAATTTGATATCATCTATCTTCTTATCCAGAACGGCCTGCTCGAGAAGTTCAACAACTTGTCCTCTTGTTAAATCACCAAGACCCATCTTCAGTTCACATCCGCATCTTTCACAAATCATTTCATGTCTCCTCTCATAACGTTCAACGTCGGCTTTCCATCGACCCTCATACTGGTATTTCGGATTATATTCAGCACGTCTCCCTTCTGTTAGGTCGGTTGCCTCGTTGGGATTATCTACAAAGTTTATGTTGCAATGATGTCTATAATTAGGTTTAGTCTTTGCTCTCTTTCTTATGCCAGGTTTACAATGTCCACAACTTAAAGTATTAGTGAGGGCATTTGTCTCTACTACAATTTCGCTGCCACAATCACATATACATCTCCATAACAAACTCTTCGTAGTGGAGCCTGCCATGTTTTCGACTGTTACTTTGCCAAATCTCAATCCACTAAGGTCGCACCAACTCATTAGTTGCCTGCTTCTATCTCACGTTTCTTTAGATACTCTTTCCATTTGCTCGGAGTCTTCTTCATGCCAGGCTTTATCAAACCTTGCCGAGTAGCCTCCTTGACGTGTTGAAGGATCTTGCTTGCTTTCTTTTTACCATAGACATCGGCATAAAGCTTTTGGATTCCCTTGTTCTCTTTCTTCAAGAACTCTTGTTCCGCTTTTGTTCTCCCGACTCTTGGGATAACTTTTCGTATACCCTTAAATCCTCTACGTCTTGTTTGCCAGGCTTTCTTAGCAGATTCGCTAGACTTCTCTAAGCCATCTACTACTGGGCCAGGATGTCTACTTCTGAACTCTTCGTCTATTGTAGTTATTTCAGCTTGTCTCATCTCTTCTCCTTTTCAATCTTACGGCTTACCTAACGGAAGCACCCGCAGCAATTCAATAACACAGAGAATAAATACGGGAGCCCACAATGGACAATGCCCCGATGCTGCAACAACAGTTGCTACGATAGCTATAATCGCCAAAACAATCATAACTGTTAACATATAATCACCACCCCTCTATACTGGATCAGTGTATTGCTGATCATTTGCATCGCTGACTACTTCAAAGAAGGCATCAAACTCTGGACCTGTTAGGTTAAGAACTAAATCCCCTCTTCGTATAACAACAGTATAGGCAATCGATGAAGTAAATTTCTTAGTCACAGTTGTTCCACTATTTGTAAATACAAATTCTTTTATCTCTGCTGGTATGATTGCCATTTTTTCTCCTTTAGGGTTGGTAGATCTTAAAATATCTAAACTACCGAAAACATTATGGTAAATATGTCCTTGGCGCTGAAGATGATGAACCATCTAATTGCTGAGTATCTCTAAAATTAAAAATAACAAAATAGTTCCTACCACAATGCTAAGTTCAGTTATGTTTATCATCACGGTCCCTAAAAACATTTTGCTTGGTCAAGACTACACTTAAACTTTCGACAATATTCGAACTCTGCCATTTGAACCGCTTTGGCTAATTCCATGAGTTCCCTGGCATCAAGAACTACGAACTCATAAAAATTAAAAGGATCATCCGGAGGTACACAAGGTTTACGAAACGCTATCTTTCCATCTTCACGTATCTTATGTGTTATCATAGCACTCTCCCATCGTTCGTTCCTTTGTTCATCCATTCTATTCCTTTAGTTATGTATTCATACTCATAAGCCTGATCATTCACGGTGTTACTTTCTCTTGTGCTTTCACAATGCCAGCATAACCCGGTCTCGGGATCGAGCTGATAAGGTTCAAGTTCTCTCCCGCATCCTACACAATACCATTTAGCTCCTGTTCCCATAATCAAATCCAAGAAGTATCATCATAGATAAAGCATTTCTATCTAAACTATTGTAAACATTATGGTCAAATTGTTTTGCACTTTTGTTTCGTCAATTTCTTCCAGAGTTCTTCTGATACAACTACATAACCTGTTGGTAGTTCTTTGGCATAGGCTTCAACTACATTGACAGTATAGATTTCTCCATCTATCACGTATGTCTTAGTCCCTATAATCTTCTGGTTGTTAAATATCATAATGTAGTTATAACCATATAAGTGCCAGAGTCCTTTGCCCAGAGTAAAGCATTTCTATCTAAAGTATCGTAAACATTATGGTAAATTTTGACCGGTCCAGATTGCTCCTAACTTACATAAAGAATTGAAATTTACTTCCGGCCGCCGCCATTACAGCGATTGCAGTCGCAATCACGGTGTCATCATTACCTACTGCAGCAGGAACTCCCATACCTCCGCCCTTCAGGTTAACAAACTTACGTGCTTCACTTATAAAGACTTTCGAGTTAATAACTATCTCGCTTGCGTTCATTGCCCGATCAAGTTCTGCAATCATCTGAGGTTTTGATAGAGGAGTGGTGTTCCATCCAAGCTTACGGTCAGGCCCGACATAGATATTCGGGTAAGGTGGTAGGACGACCGCTCCATTTCTAACAATACCATTTCCAATGTTAAGTATAACTGCATGTCCATGATTGTTTCTTTCAATAGCAAGCGGAGCATAGTTATAAGCACGAGCTAACTTGTAAACCTTTTCGCTAAAGATATCCGGGCTCCATCTTCCATGAAGTAAGGCAACTTGTTCAAACGGAAGAGGGAATGTCCTAATAACCATAGCAGCCGAGTAATCTGAATTAATATCTCCTTCTGACGTGTCTGCTCCTACGAAGTATCGAGCATTGACTTCTCCAACTCTATATATATATAGATCGCCACCTAACCATATCTGAGCAGGTATTTGTTCAAGTAACTCTTCATCTCTTAGCTTTAACTTGTCAACATCAAAGATAGGTGATCCTGATTTAAGGAAAGCATCTACGTCTTCCCATTCAGGATACTCTTGAATAAATGCACGTCCTTTCTCAGCTTTCTTTAAACGTCTCCATTTGATTTGATTAGCATCGAGGCCGAACTTTTTGACAAGTGCCTTCTCTTCCGGGTCCAAGTTCTCCATGATCTGTTTCTTTTCACCCGGTAGTAAAGGTTCTCTGTACTCTGGATGTTCAAACCACCTAAAGTAATGGGATTTATACTTCGTCAGGCCTTTCTTAGCAGCAAAATACATTTCATAGAATGGCCCGCCTTCACCTCTTGCTGTACTCTCTATCGTTATACGTCCTGATCTTGGGACAGACTCTAACAACCCATCAAGTAGTTCTTTCTTCCAATAAGGATGACTTGCTTCTGAGATCAATAAGTTGTTGATAGTCTTTGATCTTCCAAAGTCCTTTGCCTCAGCACTTCCTATTGCATACTTACTATTGATCTTATCAAAATAGATTTCTTTCTTTGTTCCTCCACGTCTTGCTCTTGGTTTAAATCCATCCGGTATTGAGCTGTACATGAATAAGACACGTTCAAATAGATCACTCGCATCCTTCTCTGTTTGTGCAACAAGATACGATACTGTATTCGGGACGGTCATTGTATCATGTAGATCGAGTGCTAAGTTTTCTGTTGTGAATCCAACCTGGCGGGGTTTAAGAATTATGTCTGCAGTTGTTCTTTCTCTATAGAACCTAACTTGGGAGGGATTAAATATGAAAGGAATTTCATTTCGATCTTTATCTATAATCGTACAAAGTGTTTCGATGTAATACTTTGAATTGGAGAAGAGTTTGTTTTCGTACTTTCGAGCTGAACCCATGATACGTCTTGGGACATATCCGTCAAATGGGTTTAGATTAGGTGGGTATCCGAGATTTTGTAAATTTGGTATCATAAATTCCGCCTCTTTTTCCATGGACTTACTCTTACGTCTGGAAAGGCCTTTCATCTCTACAATTTAATTTATATAACAATACTTACGTGACGGCCTTATTTGAGTGAGAAAAGTCCATTAAGATTCTTCATCTTTCTGGACTTCATCTGGTAGGATATTTTGGCTATCTGAGGTAGGCGGCTATCGCCTTCCCAACTATGTTGGATCACTCACAGATCATAATTAACGTCAGGACAACCGATAGCCTTTAATTCATCTTGGTGGGTTATTCATCTTATTCGTTCTTTTCTCCTCTAACTACCTTCTCGATGTTCCTTACCATCTTTTTGGTTATCTTGTCGATATTCTCAGCTATCTCAGCCAATCCTTCATACTTAACTACTCTCGCACTGGCAAGTCTTTTGGCATCGGGATCAATATCCTCGGATTCAACCCAGGCTTCCATACGTTCCTGGGCCGTGGCTGTTACGGCTTTGACCTTCTTGTCCGATTGCTCAATATCATTATTGACCCCGGCAACGTCTTCAACCTTTTCAACCCCAGCGTTATAGACGTTTTTGATTCGCCAGCTAACCTTCTCTTTCTCGCATCGTTTTCTAAGATTTGCTACGATTTGATTTCTGTCCTCCCGAAACTTTCGGTGATCGGTAGAAACTGTTACGTCTATAGCCTCAAAGAACTCTCTCCATCTCCATCCCATTATTGGGAGCCTGCAACACACCTGCCAAATCCTATCGCTCTCAGCTGAATAACTACTTGACATCTTTTCCTCCTTCGATTCTTTTTATTTCTCCAATATCTCCATCAAAAACTTTCCATAGCCCTTTCAAGGAATTAAGCAAGTTGACTATACGAAGTTTGATAGAAGATATATTGAGATTAACATCTTGCTTCTTATAACCTTTGACCTTTAGGACAAAACCTCCAATCTTTCGCTCAAGAACTTCAAGAGAAACGTTGACTTCATTCAACTCTAAGGCTAATTCATGAATTGTCTTTTCCTTCTTCGCTCCAAACTCTTGAACGATTTGACGTTTAACATAATCCATTCCAGCAGAGTTTCCTGTCCTAAACCTGGTAGGATCATTCATTGGCTTTGAATGATCAACAAGTAACCTTTTTGCTATCTTCTCTTGAATATCAGAGGAGGCCTTCAGTTGGGATGATGTTTTTCTGAATATTTCGGCAAAGCTTGTATTTGGCATTGACTCGAGCAATTTTTTTTCGACCTGGAAGACTTTATTTCCTTTTGTTTCTTCGATCTGTCCGGTTGCTCTAAGTTGTGCAAGAATTATAGTTATTGCATGTTCTGTCCAAGTTAGGAACTCTGATAGCATCTTTATCTCTGACCCTTTCAGTCTCCCTCTTTCTTTCAGGAAATCATAGGTTATTTTAACCATATCCATCCTGAATTTAACAGAAGAACCCCAATCTCCATTCTCCTGAGCCATCATCTTGAGCATTGTTTCATCGTCCAGCTTTAGAACAATGAAATCTTCTCGGGTCTTGCCAAGACGTTTTAAAACTTCTAACCTATGATGACCGTAAGCTAACTGGAATTTTCCCGGTTTTGTTGGATGGACTCTAACAGCTACGTTCTTCCAAAACTTGGAAGACTTAATTGTAGATTCTAATCGGATGATTCGTTCCTCATCGAGAGGAGCATCTTTTGGACGGAAAGGATTACTTTCAATTTTTTCTATTTTTATTTTCATTCTAAAATCATATCACAAAGATGAATAAGTTGTCAAGAAAAATCATCTGTTCCATAAAAAATTTCTAACGTCTAAGTAAAGTGAAACCTCAGCCAACTACTATCTTTTGTCAACCATCAAAATTCTTATCTTATCTTTCTTCTGACTTTAACCTTCTCTTCTGCTTCGTCAGGGGTATATCTATTACATTCTATGATTTCTAAATTGATATGGACATCCCTTCCCAAAAATCCACAATGTATGGTTCTGTAAATGTACTCAGTTTCTGAATCAAGGTCTTTCTCTCGTTTACACAAACTTCTTCCGCACGTTTTACAAAGCGATTTGCTATTTTCGTAAGTCTCTAGACGTGAGCTCATTTGTTTTTCTGTACTTTCTTAATAATGGCAATCATCTTGTTCTATCTCCTTTCATCTTTGGTGTGCACAAGCAAATCTGTCTCTTTCAACTCTTCCGCACTTATCACATTCCCATACGACCTTTCCATCCGGGAGGTTCTTCATCTTTGCATTAACCCATGTTTCCTCTAAGTTTTCAGCAAACCATTTAACTAACCCTTCCCAACCGGTATGACGATTATGCCCTTTAAGCTGGCCTGCTATCAAGGTTATCCCATTAACCCTGACAGCCCATCTATAGTTCCCTGTTTCTTCATCCCCTGTTCCATCATTTAGAAATTCTATTGACAACATCTTACTCTCCTATTTTTTAAGTTTGTCCATCATCTCTTTCAGCTGTTTCTCTGTGGCAATATCAATTACTGTTAACCTGATAACCGGATGCCTAAAAGATAAAGGAACCGTTGAACAGATATACTTCATGTTATGTTCAATGTAGATGTCTTCAGGAGTAAACCCAAACACACCATTACCGTTCTCCCCATAGCTCCCGTCTTCTGCAGGAGAAGGCAACACAGCCGCATGACCGCTAGACCAGACAATTTGTTGAGTATTGGTTAGTTGGGAATTGACCGAAGAAACTTTGTTAACCTGATAATAGCCAATGGGATCGGCAACACCTTCAATGAAGATATACATAAAGAACATTACGGTTCTATCGTTCTGGAGTTTGAATCTTTTTATCAAGTTATCTCTTTCCAAACTCCACGATAACCTGGGAGGCGGCTGAACAGCCAAAAGATTTCTTTGGTTAATTTCAGTCAGAGCTTGCTCATCCTTTGCAGAAGTGTTGCGGACTCGATCTTCGCATCCGAAAACAAACGCAAACAACAATAAAACTAACAACAATGGAATGACCTTTTTCATAATCTTCTCCTTTTTAGTAGTTTGGGAATTGGTTAACTGTTAACTGATAAGGAAGTGTCTGAGATTTCCATAGAGACCTATTCCACATTTTAGATTTAGCATTATAATCCTCAACCCATCTATTGAGTTGTTGTTGAAGGGTTGCTACCCGTTGAACCTTGGAAAATTGCTCAAACATCTTATCATTATCCGGTAGTTTCTTAATGATACCAAGATCGGTATTAAGTTTCTGGCAGGTATTAAATATTTCTTGAAACTCTTCATACCTGACAAAAGCTGTGTCAGTCACATTAGACTTGAATAGCCCTACGGCATACAAAACTACCAATAGAGCAAAAAATCCTATCACCCCTAAAGTAATTTTAGCTGTCATTTTATCCTCCTATTTATTAATTTTTTGCCAGACGTAATCACTATGCCCTATAGTTTGAACCTGCTCGAATCCAGCATTTGCCATCTCAATCTGACGCTTGCATGAAATCGCATAAAGGCTAATTGACACAATAGCAATCAGGATAGAGATAACAATCGTTCCAATGAGTGTCGCCTTGTGAATTGAGTCCATTTTAACCTCCTATCTTTTTCAAATCTTCTATTATCATGTCCTTCAACTTACCACCTAAAAACTCATTGACATCTTCTTCTGGAACTCCCTTTTGCATTGACTCGACAGCAAACTTTGCCAATTCCATACCACTCGACAAAGAAATATCTGTTAGACCACAAAGCCAATCGCAAAATGCTTTAACACTATTTTCTGTCAGTAGAGAGCTTAGATCATCTTTAAGGCCTGCTTCCGAAATCTTTGCAACTTCCTCGTTTATCTCACTCATCGACCTTGAGATACGATTATATTGTCTCTTGTGTCCTGAATCCATTAACTCGCCTCTTATTCTTTCTCTGCTTCGTCCTTCTGTTCTTTCACTTCTTCTTCAATATTAATTTTTGATTGTCCCATTCATATCACCTCCTCTTTTATTATTTTAATCATCCTCTTTTTGAGAGAGGTATATTCAATATACCCTACTGCCTCATCCCTGTGGTTAACCCAATAAGAAACATGTTCACGATAAGACGTTGCCAGCTTATCGGAATTCCACATCGTAACTTTTCCATTCTTTCCTAAACAATAATATCCCGATCTTGATGAATAAAACGGACATGGAGGGTCTAAAGTATTACTTCGTATATTTTTTATCATCTGCTTAGATGAAATCTTTTTACTAAACATTACAACATGCTTCCTGAACCCTTTTAAAAATTGTTCTTCTGTCATAGTATCCCCCTTATGATCAAAGCGATCACTGTTCCCAACATTAAAGCACTAATAATAAGCATTATTATACGTTTTATCATAACTACACTGGCCTTAAAGTGTAAGCTTCGCCATCTTCTTCAAACAAAGGTTGTTCCAATACCGGAGGAAGAGTCCCTTCTTCGATAAAAATTTGTTCACCTGTAATTGTCTGAGCCACTTCAGAATCTAAAGCAGGATAGCTTAGCATGACGCATCTATCTCGAAGATTATCCTGTTCTTCTTTAGTCTTTCCCCATCCCCAAGTTCCAGGCCCAATCGGTTCTTTTTTATAATCCCAATTAGGATCGGTAGGAGATGTTACAGCTTCCGGACCACAAAGGTCTAATCCAAGGCATAGCGAAAGACATCCGACTATACCATATGTATCATAAACTACCTGCAATTTTCTTGCCATCTCTTTAAGAGCGGTTTCTTTCTGTGTCAATTTATAGAATGTTATTCCGAGATATTTAACTTCATAAGTTCCAAAATACTCATCATCTAAATCGATTTCTTCCTCAGCAAAAGGGTCAACACCTTTACACTCAAGAAGTAAGTTGTTGATCTTGTAATAACCGATGGTATTTAAAACTTTGATACTTATTGCCTCTCTAACCTCTTCAGATAAGAGAGGGTCAAGCTCTTTAGAAAAATCGTGGACATTTTCTTCCGGCATTACTCTTACCCAATTACTCCAATGTTATCTTTTCGAACTTATGCTTCATGGCGTTCTTTCCATCTTCGAGCATCTGGCCTAAACGTAAATCCTGATGATCATTATTCTTGGCCCCCATGTCGATAAGTTCTATTCTTGTCTCTTGCAATAAAGAAAAAACTTCTGCTGCCTTCTTAATTCCTTCCATTGACATTTTACACCTCTATCTTATAATCCTTCTCTGTGATCTGTTTTTCCTGTTCAACTTTTCGAGTGTATCAACTATCTGTTTGTGGATGCTTGACATTTCTTCAAAGTCCATTTTACCATCTTTCTCAATGTACCATCTAAGCATTTCCTTGTCGGCCTTTTCCATTGCTGGGCGAAGCAAATCAATCGTTTCAGCTTCTTGATCCTTTTGATAATAGATGCCGCAATCATAGGAAATCATTAAGACATACATTTAGTGATCTCCTTTATTTTCTGTAACAATAACTCTTCTGAGAAGTTTATCTTTATGCTCAGCAATTTGTTCTCCTACCGATTTTTGATTACCCTCTGCAAAATTCACAACCTGATCTATGAAGCTTCTAAGTTCTTTTAACGAATCAACGCTTATACCACGAAGATCGAAACCAGTCTCTTGACCTTTAAATCTAAATGTAACTCTTTGAAGATATCCATTGTAAAACTCTGCTTTCCCATAGTCGAGTATTTGACCTTTATCAAAAGTTAAGACTTGGCTAACATCAGTTTTTACTTCCATAGACACCTCCGATTTCATCTAATCTATTATAATTAAACAAAATTGCCATCATATTTTAACAATTTTACATGTCAAAACGTTCCGGGGGATAAGTCCCAGGCAAGCGGAACAATTATACCTCTTCGCTTAAATTCTTTGTCTAGTTGACTTTCCATTTTTCGAGACACTTTAGATGATCTGATATAATTGAACGTCTGAATTGCATCCCTCATAAGATAAATTTCAAAATCAGTTGCCGATTTTAGATTTTTCATAGCTTTCCTTAAACTGGTTCAGGGGGGAAGGTTCGAACTTCCAATCGCAAGGTTCAAAGCCTTGTGGCTTACCAGATTAGCCTACCCCTGAATTTTTCTTCATCTTATAACTCTCCTTGATGCATCTGGATTACCAGAGCCAGGGGATGAGGGATTGCCTGGTTCCACAGTTTCTATTAAGATATGGACATGATCTTCAAAAGAAATACTTGATAGTACAGCTAAGACAGCCTCTCTCATTTTAGTGTCTTCAAAGGGAGAGTATCTTTTTGTGGTGATTTCATACTTAACAGCCACTTTCCTCCTCCTCAACACAAGTCTCTATGTATTGCGTATCTGGATTCATCTTGGCATACTTCCGATAACATTCAATCTTGTTATGAAATACGCCATTAACCTCTCGTTCTATACAAACCATATCTTCAAGCTCAAATTTTACTCCGCAGCCATCGCATTTCTCAGGATAGCCACCTCCCTTTAATTTATCCCACCTTATCGCCATCTTTCTTCTCCTTGTCTATTTTCATAACTCTTCTTGCATGTATCGGTTTTTGAAAATTTCTTAGGTCGGTAGTCGTGAGTTCTAATTTAAACGAAAGCCTGTAGCTTGGAGGATGACCCTCTTTGACATTTATCTTTGAATCTTGGATAGCTAAGTCAAGATCGGGAAACTCACCATTAATAGCCTTCCCCAGCCGTTCTAAAATTTCGCTTGGCATCTTGTACTCCTTAACTTCATAAAATCCCTGCTCAGGAACACTCGACATTTCATCAAACATTTTCAAGTATTTTGCGTTGAATACTTTCTCTTTATTATCTAAGATGTTTACCATAATTTTCTGGTAGCTGGTAATGGATTTGAACCACTATTAAGCGATTATAAGTCGCTCGTTCTAACCGTTGAACTAACCAGCCTTATATCTAAATAGCTCCATCCATGCACTAATCAATAGCAAAATCAGCATCAAATAAAAATCAGCCATAAAATTTTGGTGGCCTTACTTCCTCCACGGAACAGATTTTAAAATAGAGAGCATGATAACTCTTGTAACAGCCGAGACATCAAGAAACATCTCTGCGTTGTTATTATAGGAAGCTAATTTTTTTAATTTGTGACACGCACAAATATTAACTCCAGCATTGTAGTTATCACTATAATATCCACAAAGATCACACCGAAATGGACAAACATCATTTTCGATAGCCCAGGCCATCTTACTTTTGTGAGTTAGTTTTAAATCCCTTGCTATCTCACAATGCTTTCTAAAGTTTTTGAGGAATTTCTTTTCAGTCATAATACCTCCTATCCAGCGTGAATAATGTTTTCTTTTCTTGGCCCAAAGCTTGCGTAACTTAAACCTGAACCTCTTTTGAAATGCTCGTTGTTCAATCTAATAAAACTTAAAACTTCTATTATAAAATCTCCGCAAGAGGAATAAAAAAACCGATTATCTCTGTAGTAACCTATTAGGCCTTCCATATGATTGCCTGGGCTCATTTGGTCTAAACAAGTTATGGCTAAAGTTCTTGGGACTTTCATCCATTTACAATCATTATAGATTGTTTCTGAAAGTAAATTAAGGTCAAGCCAGGCATACCGAAATTCTCCTTGATACTTATTTGCAACATTGGTCTCATCAACTTCTCTCTTTAAAATTTCCGACATTCCAACTTCATGAGGAAGCGGCCCTTTACCATGCCTTGTTAAATAACATCTTGTTACATATACAACTTCAAGCTTGTCTAGGCCAATAGTTGGGAAAAAATCATTAATAATCATAGAAACATTATGCAACCCAGTCTTCGAACAAGTTACATGAGGAAAGAATTTATGGTTTGCATCTAAAAGTAATCCCTGAGCTCCTTCAAAAATAAAATCCTCAAACTGATTAAGAGGAAAAATGTGCGGATGATTATAAGTATCAAGCAGAAACTCCACACTTTCCATAAATCTTTCTGAAGCAGTTCTTAAGTAGTCCGAAATCTTAACAGAATAATTTGCACCCATTTCTTTTAATCTATGATCCTGATATTCATGTCTAATTAGATAAAGTGCTGTCTCCACACGAGACCTTACATAAAGATCACTAACTGTTAAAGGAATAACAGAATGACGGAGGATTGTTTCATGTAATCCTACTCCGCAACTTCCATGTTTGTTATCTCCTCTGGAATCTTCAATAGATTGATTCAAAGCCATTTCAAAAGGTGTGGTAACTCTACAGTTATCATCTATGAAGAGAGTAGGTTTAATGCCTATCATTTCTAACTCTCTTGCCTCTCTTTGCAAAAGGATTGGATTGACAACAAAAAATTTGCTTAAGAAAGTTGGAGCCCCGGCAAGAGTGCCCGATCCGAAATGCCCGAAGACATGGCGTTTATCCCCTCTTATGACCGTATGCCCTGCCTGAGCCCCACCATTAAATCTGACGACAAGAGTCCCTGGCGACGCAAAGTAATCGGTCATTAGACCTTTGCCTTCATCTCCGAAGTTAGCTCCTATGATGACCGTCGCTTTTCTCATTCTACAATCTTTCCTGTTTCGTCGGTATGACCGTCTCTTCCAGGCTTATTATGTTCAGGTGGATTATCTGAATACCTTTCTATTAGGGATTCCGTCAGGTTGTCCATCATTTCTTTATCTGTGAAAAGTTCTTTACAGATAGAACACCACCATCCCACCATAGCCCAGCCACCTCTTTCCGAACCACACTTAGGACATCTCTTCTCTTTCATATCACATCTCCGCAAGAATTTGTTTCATCCTATCGATGTCGTGCATCCAAATAGTTCTGGTTTCCCCACCTTTGAAGATTTTGAATCCAAAAAGTTTTCCAGTTGATTTACCAACATAGGCATAAATGGATTCTTGTCCTATATCAGTCAAGTATCTCGTTTCTAACTCTTCCCCGACTTGCAAAAAGTTTACTGACATGTTTTCTCCTTTCGTTCCAGCACAGAAGCAGGGACTAACGGCCGGACGGGGGCGGTATGTAATAGCCCCGCTCTATCACCTCTGGCTTTCGCCCCGGTCGATGTCCCATAGCTCTCTTAAAGTCTAACAACACCACCAACAGGCAAATCCTTGATTGCATCTTTCACAACCTTTGACGTGGTGCCTTTCCAACTTTCGATAATAGACTTCTTGTTTGCTCCTTCGTTAACGGAAATGGCAGACACAATAACCTCTGCTACTTTCGTTGCATCAGAAAGTCTTATGGCTCTTTGTCCGAGAAGCTTAACCCATGCTTTAGAGACTTGCTCTCCATGATACTTGAAGTGATTTCCCTGTTCTACCATTATATGATAGACTTCATAGTTCTTTGAAACTTCTTTCAGAAGAGCATCAGGGTTAAGATCGTGGGTTATTGTATCACCAACAAACTGTTTTACTCTGGCAATACTTATCGACGGGGTTGGTTCTTCGTCCCCTATCGTAAAGAGATAACCTTTCTTCCCACGCTTTTCAAAACAGTCGATGCTTGTGTGCTTCCAGGCAAAATACCAGGGAAGTATATAAGACTCGTAGTTGTTGCCACCTCCACCACGCTCCACATAAACATCTTTCAACTGCTCGGCAATTTTAATGTCTGCCTCAAACTGGGAAACTTGAAGTGGAGAGTGATCCC